TCTGTGAAGAACATGTAAGGCTCTCCAGTCTCAACTCTCGCTTTAAGCAACTCTCCCCACGTTTTACGATGATCGATGCTGCCCTCCACAAGATCATTCATCCATCGATCATCGATGCACACAGCATTATTGATATTGTGGCAACGACGGTTAATATCGCCGGTAGGACGGCGGATGTTAAGGAACTCCTCGATATCGGAATGTTCGATAGGTAAGTAGATGGCAGAGCTTCCTCGACGAACGCCACCTTGTGAGGTCGAAGCGGTAGTCGTATCGAAGACTTTACACCAGGGAACGATGCCCTCGGAATAGCCATTGCCCGAAATTTTCGCTCCCCGTCCACGGACGTCGCCCATATAAATACCCACACCCGCGCCACTTTTCGAAAGCATAGCGAGTTCATGGCTCTTCATAAAGATGGAGTTGAGATTATCCCCAACATGGACGCTGTTGCAATTGTGTACGACTACTCCGGCGGCTGAAAATGAGCAGTCTTCATCCACAGAAATGTCAAACACCTCCTCATCAGCGGAAAGCTTGTTCAAGCTCATGATTGGACAGTATCGAAGACCCATGACGGAAATGCCTGCCCTGGGATTATGCGTGGACAGCGTGATTGAATTATGTTTAATCGAACGCAATATATATACATACGTAGTTTTGTTGAGCTTACCTGGTTTTCTCTGCATTTGAAGGCTAACTTTGTATCCGAGTTTCAGCGCAATGTTATACATGCCAAGCAAAAGCTTCGGATTTGAAAGCACTAAATTCCATGTGCCATTTTTTAAAGTATGTCCATCACCGACCAGCATACCTTCAAAGAAAGCGTGCAACTTGTTTTTGGGAAGGTTTATTATCCATTGAGGAAGCGTTTTTGTCTTGCAGTTAATGCCAAATTGATCGACGAACATCTTTCCTACAACCATTCCGTTGACATTTCTACTGATCCATCGATAGATTTTGTTGGGATCCTTGCTTGGACCATCGTCACGCTGCATTTCCGTCAGATATGATGACCCATTCAGATTGAAGTACTCATGCATGATTTTGATGAAGCGATCAACATGCCTTTGTTCATGAGCACCCATGGTAATTCTGATACCATTTTCTTTGTACTTGGCGTCAGTTGCACGGGATCCTTCTGCACACCATAGACCGAGAGCCCAAGCCACGTCCTCGGTAACTGGCACAAAATGCTTCGGAGCGGCATAGTAGGAGACTATGCCATCCTTGGGTTGTTTGCGTTTGATCTTATTGATCGATTTACGATAGAGCAAACCATCCTTTTCTATGGTCTCGTAGTCGATCCAATTGCTCATGTCAATGACATAGTCTTCTTCTGGATACTCAATCTTCTCATTGGTAGCAATGTAATGCCTGTTAGGATCAAGTTCATCAACTCTAACCCATCCTTCATTGGTTAGAACCGGATGATTGCCCGTAATCTTAATTTTGGTAAGACGTGTCCCGACTTTCAGCTCGTAGAGATCGCCCGAGCTTCGCCGCGATTTTTTATCAGTTACCTTGCGCCAGCGCCCTTCATGAGTAAGCAAAAGATCGCCCACATTGACATCTTGCATAGTTACACCACCATTTGGTGTATTTAGCCAGGTGTCGCCAGTTAAACAACTGATAGGAAGCCCACGGTCTGTCCCAAGATTTGAAGCAATGGGCGTCGCTGGACAAAGCCAGTTCTTCCACATGATATCGAAGAACCGTTCCTCGTAATACTTGGCATCGTCATAGTATGAGGCTGCCGCGTGGGCTACACGACGATACATCGCTCTTGGGGTTTCTCCGGGGAGAAGATATCCTCCTTGGAGGGTTTTTAGTCCCTCCTCGGTGAGGAAAAATGGTGCTTCGCCTGTCAGCTTTAAATCGTCAAGGTTCATTCTTCATATCCTCTTGTTCAGCCTTTTTGTGACACTTCGATGCCATCATCCCAAATATTTGAGAAATCAATGGCGCCCTTGCTATAATCTGACACACGACTTGCAAAGAAATCGCTATGAGAAACACCACTGCTCAAAACGTCGAACCAAGTCATTCGTTCCAGCGCTTCTTTGTCAATATTTTTCCACACTTTCTTTAATCCGAGATCATTGAGCTTGGTGTTCGTTCGGAAGCGAATGAACGCTTTCATGTCGGAAAGATCAATACCTTCAATTGTTCCCAGACTAAAAGCTTTGTCAATAAAGGCATCTTCAAGCTCTACCGTCAGTCTCGCAGCATCATATATTTCTTTTTTGAGTTCATCCGTCATTATTTCTGGAAACTCTGACACAAACGTTCGGAACAACCAACAACCAGCGTCAGAGTGCAAACAATTTCCAGAAATAAATACACTTCCTTTTCTACGAACAACAATGGCAGAAGTAGGAACAGTAACACAATAAACATAATCATCATATTCAGAATATGTTTTTTCTACCAAGCCAAGTCTTTTTTCTTGTATATCATGAATATATAGACGATGAATGTCAGAAAAATTATCTGATCTATCATCTTCTTGAAGAGAACGTGTAGCCCATTTTCCAGCCAAAGCAGCAATGGCTTGGACTTTATCTACATTGATCAAATCAATTGAAGAATAATATCGATAATTTCCTACACCTTGATCTTTGGGTGGAATATGTCCATCCCAAGAAATCACTTCATTTATGAATTCATTTGCCCATCTATGAGATACATTTTCCAACGAAACCCATGACAATGTTTTATCAATTATTTCTGATACAGGAACATCAACTGTAAAATAAATTTGAGCTTGTGCATTTTCATTTTTGCTAAAATGATCTTTCTCACTAAATGAATATCCTGTTTTTTTGAGTATTTCTCGTAGATGATCTATTTTTCTTTGTTTTGCCAAAGAGAATGTAATGGGTCTTGTTCCACATCTTTCTCCTGTATATCTCTCTGATACATGACCATCGGCTTGAATTGCAATTAGCAATTGCTGATGTGGAGTTAGCTGATCAATAGATCCATTTGCAAATCCAGAAACTGGAATTGTTTTATGTGGAGATTTTGTTTTCAAGTCTGATGCAGATTGAAATTTCCAAGGATCTTTTACTTTATTTGCCCAACGATAAAGCATTTGATGTCCAGGTGTTACTTGAGCTTTTAATGCAAGTTTTTGGTTGGTAAAATTTACTATTTGTCCCGTATGTTTTTGTTTTATACGGCGAGATGGTATTACAAATGAAATTTCATTTGTTTTGGGATCGAATTGAGCAACTTTATCATTTTCTTCTAATTCAGAAAACAACTTAAATCCTGATGTAGTAAGTATTTCTGTATCAGAACTAAAACATTCATCTTTGATAGAGAAAGCAATAATTTGTCCGACACCCTTTAGCTTGTTGAAACGTGAAAAATTGAGCAAGATAGCAAATGACGAAAACAGGCTAACACCTTCATTGAAGGCCGAAAAAATAGCCAGACTCTTCGCAATCTCTTCCTTACTCTTTCCTTTGGTAGAGATCAATCGATCAATCTTTGCCTTGGCGGTGGGCTCATGAAGAAAGGCATCAAAATCTTCCAGACCAAGAGATTGATTGAGATGGGCGTAGGAAATGGCATGAATAGCTTCCATGGCAGAAAAGGTAGCTGCCATCATCTGGATCTCTGGCTTCTTAAACCACTTACCCACCATCTGCCCCCAATACTCTTGAATAAAGACCTCTGATTGGGTAAATCCTTTTAGGATATGTCCTATGATATTTTTCTCCGTCTCATTTAGAGAGAGTTTCCAATCATTGATATCAGAAGCCATGCTAATTTCTGAAACCAGCCAGTGGCTCTGTTGTTGGAGTTCGGTATAGCGAAATGCTTGCTCATATTCAAATGGCGCGTATGTAGCTCGTGGTGTCAGAAGACTCATCAGATTACAATCCCATTTTTTAGAACACCAAGAGCATTTTCTAACGATCTTGCCGCCGCTCCCTTTGAAATCTTCAATGTCCTACAAATCCTTGTCATCGACATAGGCTTATCTCCCTCAAATCCATAAACCATCTTTACAACGTTCCTATCCTGCTCATTGAGCGCTGATAAAGAGGAAAAAACAACATCATTAACTTCTGCCTTGTTATATTCCTTCTCTGGGCAATATCTCTCCTCAATCATGGTCGGCATGGTGTTCTCCTTATGAGGAACCTGCTCCTTGGCAACCTTCATCGGATAACGAATGGTGCTATGAGAGTTTGCTGCACGGGCAATCCTGGTATCTATATACTTATGAGCCCACCAGAAAAAGGATCCCTTATTAGGATCATAATTAATCATGGCTTTTAGCAAAGCTTCGTATCCTTCCTGGCAAAGATCCTCATAATTAGAAAAGCTCTTATATCGAGCTGTTCTAGTGGTAATTAGATAGCGAAATTTATCAATGCACAGCTCTTCATGGCGTTTTAGATCCATGAGAAGACTTTCTTCGTGGGTTTCCTTATATTTTTGACGGAGATTAATGAGAGCGATCATTAGAGACTGGGCTTCTTGCTCGGTTATCATCGGATAAGGGGTCTTTCTTTGGATAGAGACAACAATGCCAAGGTATTCCCAAGGCGATCTTTAACCCAAATTAAGCTCGAAGAGAAAGAAAGTCAAGACCGTCAAGATCTATGCGTAATCCTCTAAATTCTCAATCACTGCCTCAACAGTTGCCCTAATGATCTCATCATCATCGGTGCTCAAAGCAAATTTTAGAAGATCAATGATCTTCTGCATTTTTTGCTTTTTAGTCATTGACTCTCCAGGGGGAGGAAACCACATCCCTTCAGGGATGGGATCATTTATAATTATCTTTTGCCCAACCACTACCTTGAAGGATAAAGGATCCTCCCGAGGAGATTAGACGGACAACAGGATTTGTATTTCCTTGTTCAAGACAAGTAGGACAATTTTCTAGCTTTTCCTTAATGGAATGCTCTTTTTCAAATTCTCCGCAGACAGAACAGCTATAAGTGTATGAAGGCATAAGTTTATTCTATGACTTGGGCGGTTTTTTTGTCAACCTCGACGCTTAGCTCGATCGAGGCGGCTCTGCATGTCATGATAGCGAGCTTCGCCTAGAAGATTAGCATACTGCTTCTCGTTGGTCGCTGCTTCTCGCTGCATCTGGACAGCATCGCTCTTAACCTTAGCTACCAGGTCATTGCCAGAAAGCTCGACAATCCCCTTCCCAGATCCCCCAGAGATGAGACGCTTAGCCGTCTGCTGGTGGCAGGCAGGACACTCGGTCGGAGGATCATCTTTCATCGAATATTCGTCGATCCATTGGTGATTGCATTCGGGGTTTTTACAGGCATGTTCGTATTCCATTAGGACTCCTAAATCTCAATATATCACAAATCAAAGAAAAGATCGAAAACGAAGCCAAGCTTTAAAATCTTTGATAAGGATAGGATCAGACCATTCTGAATAATTCAGAAGAACCATCAGCGATGGTCCCTGATTATGGGAAAACAAATTCCAGACTAATCTAGTCTCTGGCAAAGAAATAAGATGATAATATAGATTACTATCTGTTTCTTTGCTAATCAGCAGTCTGTCTATAAGAATGTCAAATATCTCCCTATCTACCATAACATGGGAAAAGTTCTTAGCGGCAAGAACAACATTATCAATGTAATATTGCGGTATGATCATCAGAAAGACATCTCTTTGCTAAAAGAAAGCTTGGATACGAAGCCAAGTTGGCTGCTTGGTCTAAGCAACGGGGACTAAATCTTTCCCAACGATACGAAATTCAATATCTTCGCACCATTCACGCATCATCCTCTGCCGATGCCTTTCCGAGGTAATCTCAAAAACAATAAAAAGCTTTCCATCAATCTCTGAATACTCCATTCTTATGGCTGTTCCAATAGCTTCTTCGTCTCGCTTCATAAATCAAGTTCTTCTAATTCTGATATATCTGGCAGATATTCAGTAAAATCGTTCTCAAATTTCTCATTATCCAAGCATTGGTCAATCAGAGTTCCGCAGGGAAGGTTCTTAATTAGAATGCCCTTTCCCTTAGGTCCCTTGCGATTTTTGATGATATGATAAAGGAAATCATTATGTAATTCCTCATTTGGACGATTTTCAATCTGAATGACATGGGTAGCATGGGTAGCAATCGTCCCCGATCGTGCTAGACGGGAAAGACCAATACTCTCCGCCCCCTCTTTCCCTGGAGACTTACGATTAAGCTGCACCGCCGAGAAGATAGGACGCTGTTTCCTCCGAGCTATAGCTCGAACCTCATAGGCTATTTTGCCTTGTTTTAGCCAATCCTGCTCGTCTGTATCCTTATTGGACTTCATAATCCCTAGATAATCTATAAAGATTGTGTCAAAATCCTCAGCAGCATCATCCAGAATTGCCTCCAAATCATTAGCACAAGCATCAGAAATATCGACAATCTTGAAGACATTAGGATAACGATCAATGAAATCGAGAGCTTTCTTAATCCTGGTAAACTCCTCCCGAGAAACTAATCCCGGCTTCTCTAAATGCCGGGTCTCTACCCCCGCCAAACGACCAAGGAAACGATTAAAACAATCTTCATAGGGCATTTCCAGGGAAAAATAGATAACACTCTTCCCAGGCTTAAATTCCGTATCATCGACAGAGTTCTTCTGCAACCAGGTCTGCACCGCAATATTATTGAGGAAAAGAGACTTACCAAAGCCACTCTCCCCGGCGATCAAAAGCATATCCGCCTCTCGAATACCATTGGTAGCGTAGTCTAAGAAGGAGTATCCCGTCAAAACGCCCTGCTCTAATTCTGGATTAGCTCGTTTTGCCTTGAATTGCTCGACGAATGTTCCCAGATATTCTTTGACAGATTTGCTGGTGTAAAGACTGCTTTTACCGGTACTTTCAATTTGTTTTAAGGATTTGGTGATCTCCATGATGCTCTTATCAATCGGAGCATCATCAGATAAAGAGTTTAATTTCTCTTTTAACGATGAGAGCTGCTTATTAGCAAAACGCTTTTGCAGACGTTCCAGATCATGAGGGAATTCCTTCTCATCATATTCTTGGGCTATGGCAGCATCCCAGATTTTCTGGATATTCTCAACAATCTTATCATTCTTCCCTGCCCGCTCGGAGAGAACTCGCAAGGTAGGCAATTCTTTATAGGCTTTGAGATAGGAAAGAAGAATATTGGCAAAATTCCATACTTCTGGAGAGAAGAGCTTGGCATCCTGCTCATTAGCAAAATCTAGAGCATACTTTTTATTAAGTATTAGTGTTTTTAAGATGACCAAATCTAGATTATAGCTCATGTCGTTTCTTTCTTCCTAAAATCATCGCCAAAAACTGGAACTATCTCCATTCTATCCGAAAAAAGACTATCTATGCTCTGCTCTAAAGCTCCAGAAAAGGATTTCAGAACATTCGGGGAATTAGTACAAAGAATGGTTGGTAATTTATTCTGGCTCCTCGTCCGGAATACCCCTTCTAAGCTCCTGGCATAGAGATCTGCTGCCTTATCAGAACCAATAAAACGAGGATCAACCTCATCCAAAACAAGAAAATCAACCATGGTCATTTCTCGTTTAGCAGAAAAACCATTGTCTTGCAGGGAAGCAGACACAGCATCAGATAGAGTAGTATAAAGACAGGAAAAACCTTTAAGAGCGGCTTTTTTAAGAATGCAGCAGGATGTCATCGTCTTTCCCCTCCCATGAGCCCCAGCAAAGCAAAGAGATGCTCCTGAGGTATAGCTTTGTTTTAGATCAGCAGTAAATTCGGTGAATTTGGAAAGGAGATTAGGATCTCCATGGAAATCTTTATCCATTTTTAAATCCCAATATTCGACCGGTATGTTGCTCTCCTGAAATCGAGAAATTGCCATTAATTTCATGCTCTTGGCAAGAGGATCACCAGGAAGAGCATTAATTCCAACAATTCTGTCAGAGAGCTTTTTGGCTGGAATATTATTGAGAGCCTTACATCGAGAGAAATCCATATCCATATTTAGCCCAATTTCACTGTATGTTCTGTTAATTTTTCGGCTACCATTTTTCTCTCTTGTTCTCCCATAGCCATCCGTAGCTCCGCTAGGGATCGGAGGCGGGACAGATCGTGCCCAGAGGTTTCATTCTTAACCTTCTCGAAGGCTTCTGTCAAGATGGTTTTAGCTTTATCCGGAGAGACAAGCTGGATTTTTACCATGTAGACATCCTGAGCTGTATCCATGATCAGGAGGAGGTTGTAGCCATCCTTGGAGGAAAGTACGGATTTGCCATCTGACCAAGACCTAACAAACCCTTCCACCATGGTACCATTGCGAAGGAAACAACGAACAAATTGTCCAATCTCTGGGTTCATAGGAAAGCAGCCATATCCAGTAAGCGGTTAATTTCAGCAGCAGGAGCATTTAGAAAAATGACTAAATCACAGGGCGGACAAGATCCGTCATTATGGGCGCAATTTCCATTATTCCAGGGAAAGATGACGGTAGTTTTAGGTGGAGTCGCTTCTCTACCATAGAGGAACTCCCAGAAAGAAAGACAAGTAGCTTGTATCGAGGGGATCATGACATGCATCAGGTAATTGCGTCTTTGTCCTATCTTATGTTCTGCCAAAACATCTCGTAAATGGTTAAAATCAGCATCCATGCCCAAGGCAATGAGACGACTAGATAGTTGAACGTCAGCTCCTTTAAGGAGGATGAGAGGATTTGAAGGATTTTTAGGTTCTTCTTGTTTATCCCCTGGAACTGCTGAGGTATAGCTGAACCCTTTTCCAAAAAAATTAACCATACAAATATGATTAGTTTTGCCTGTTATATCCAAGCTCTCATTTTAATTAATTTAATCAGCATTTCGCGAGTAATAAAAACATATAGAATATTAACAACTTCCTTTGTTTCTCTAAACTCTAGATAAATAAATCGAAATGGTGGTAATTTCTTATCATCTTCTAAAGATGATGCATAAAATTCATTTTCTCGATAATTAACATAATGATGTTTAACTGAAGCAGATTTTAACAAATCCAGCACATCCTTTAATTTAAGATTTTGTTCCTGTAACAGGTAACACATCTCGTAATCTATTTGCTTTTTCCACGTCATACAATTTTCCCAAGAATGCTCTTATCAAATCCCTGCTCATCTAGCTGGGCAAAGGCATTTTTGACATTGGGTGGTGGACTGCTCATTTGCGATAGGAATGCTAAATCGCCATAGGTCTTTATCCTCATTCCAGCAAAAATCTGAGAATAATGCTCTGGAAGAGGTGTGCTTCTATCAATTTTAGCTGCCGAAGCAAAGAGAACATTTCGTTTATATTCCCCCAGAAACTCTTCCTTGGTCAGGAAGGAGATGGAGGTAAATCGTCGTTTGCCTAAATTTGCCTTATCTTGGAAGATCCAATCAATATAATTCCGTAGGGCAACAGGATCAGAGGTCAACTGGACACGAAGACGATTGATCTGAAAAATCTCAAAAGAGGAGCCTGGTGCTGTAGTATTAAATTTTAGGGAATAGTCTATCCCGAATTGCTCCTTATACTTCCTGGTAAAATATGAAAGAAGATGAACCTGTTTCCAATCTTTGGTGGACAGAGTATCAATTTCGTGGAATTTAGCCAGGAATTTATCCCAAGCTTTACTGATGGACGGTTGCTCAGTCATTGAAATGCTCTCATCTTATAGTTTTGCTTAGTGATTTTTAGATTTTCCAGGAAGCAGATCATTGTAGTATCAATCATCAAATATTTATAAAATAAAGGATTGTGTTTATCGTCTCGGATAAGCAAGATCATCGTATCTTTTTGCTTATTGGAAAAAAGCTGTCTGGTCAAATCGTGGGGTAAACCGTATTTTATCCCTATGTCATCAAATCGATTTAAAAGACAATAATAGAACTCCGTATCCATGTGAATAGATGGTAATTGCAGATAGCGCTGTTCCTGCATATATGGGCAGTAGACCGCCCATATCTGCACAATCTCCTCGTCGTCCATGGTTCCCATGGTAGGGAGGGAGGTGGAAGATGTCAAGCCGGGCGCCTATCCTACTCTTGGAGAGGAGACTGGCTGACGATTTCCTTTCCAAAAAAAAAATCATCAAGAACCTCTTCTACTCTCTAAGAGAGATTGAATTATTCAAAGGATTGAAATCGGATTAGCTTACGGAGAAGAGCTGGAGCAGCATTAAATCCGAAAGCATCCCAACCATCATTGACGACGAGACAGACTGTCCAATCATCCTTTTCTGGGTTGCTTTTAATGGCAATTTGGATTAGATTCTTCTAATCCTCATCCGAGGAAGGCATGCTAAAACCATAGTAATCCTGACTAACATGCCAGGCTCGCAGGTTCTTCTTCCTTGTCCAGACGAATACCTGATGTATGCCATCCACCAGCAAAATATTTCCATCTGGTAAGATGGTGACTATATCCTGAGAAAGATTAAAGACAAATCTATCTACTATCGGATCATGATAGATCATAGCTTTCTCCATTCTCTGAGAAGAGAGATCAAAATGCCTAAGCAAACCAATCCCATGGCTGCTTGCTCAAAAATGAGAAGTTGATCTGCGCTTGGGGCAGATCCGAAGAACATTCTCGAAATCTTGGAGAGAAATAGTTCGTCTCCCCAATCGCTTCCTCCTGCCAGACGAGCTAATCTCGTCAAAAAACATTCTCCCCAAATCCAATGCCCAACCCTATTAATTAGGACGAAAGCTATAGCATAACATGTTGTCCAAATTCTGATCTTTCTCCATCTCCATTTCTTTAAAAATAGGAAGGGCGTACAGACAATAAGAAGAAAGATAAATCCTAAATGGAAGAGATCAATCAACTGAGGCAAAAGAAGCATTTCCATTCTATTTTATCATCTCCGGGCTCCTGATGACCTTAAATCCCGGCTCGGTCTGATATGTCTCACACCTGATTTTAGAATGTGATTTTAGATATTTAGCCTGATCGTAGAAATCGACTACTGCTGCATGGGTCTTTCCAGGAAGCATACGTAGAACTCTACCTACCCTTTGCAAGGACTTAATAGGCGATTTATTTCCTCCGCACATCACCAAAGCAGATAGCTGCTCCAAATTTAATCCAATATCAAAAATAGTGCTAGCAACAATAGCTTTAATTTCACCAGAGATTAGCTTAGCTTTAATTTCATCCCTCTTCTCCAAAGGATCATTACCATTTAACAAATCACAGGTAATTCCTGCATCCAGCATTTTTTGGAATAGCAGATTTCCATGCTTAATCTGTCGAAAGAGAACCAATGGTGTATACCCCCGAGAGAGCAAATCAGAAACTGAAGAAACAATCATGTTATTCCTAATTTCATTCTCTACGATATATTCCTTATATATGGTAAGATAAGAACTGTTATTATCTATCTGCATCTTGGGAACAGTTAGAAATTTAATAATAGGACGAGCAATAATTCCTTTTTCAATCATCTCCGAGGCGGAGATGTTAATAATCTGCTCTCCGAATATAGCATGGAGGAGAAGCTCATCCCCTCTATCAGAAAAAGGTGTACCCGAAAATCCATAAATTCTCTCCGGATCGATATTCTTGTGTATAGTCTCGATGGTAGCACAGGTAGCCACATGGCATTCATCCAGGATATGAACCTTTGCCTCTTTAAGCAGACCAAGGATTTTATCCCGACCGCTCTCGTTGATATCCTCCTCTTTCATGGTCTCATTCTCTGCCTCAAAAATGGTCTTTCCCTCCATTTTTAATGCTCGCCCTATCGTCCAGATAGAGGCGATGGTAATCCTGGCAGGATCAACAATTCCATTACCCACAAAACCTATTTTTTCATCGAAAACCTTCGAGAAAAGAGAGTAAAATTGCTGTAAAAGATCCAGACCAATGACATAGATTATGGTGGGCTTGTTTAGCTCTGCTACGAGCGAGGCAATGGCAATAGACTTGCCACTGCCAGTCGTAGCTCGTATGATCCCCTTCTCATTAGAGAGAGCGGCATTAACCATTCGCACCTGATGCTCACGAGGAACCATTTTTAGATTGGCAAAATTGGCAGAAACATCCAACGGATGTGATGGTGGTATGGAAGGACGTTTATCCTCCACAACAAAATCATACTTCCGCTGAGTTAGCCATTCTTTGACGCGATGAAGCAAACCAAGATTAAATTGTCCATTCTTGGACAACAAATAGGTGATTCCAGACCATCTCCCCGCCTGAACGGCTGGCGTCCATTCTATCCCTACAGGCTTAAAGGATAAGAATGAGCCAAGCTTTTTTAGCATCTTCTCGTCCTCTGAAACGATTTGACATCGTTTGTTGTCAAGAACGGAGATGGTAATCATCAGCTCTTATCTTCTAAGACAGTAAAATTGGACACTTTATCATGGTCAAAATAATGTTTCGTCGAGCTATTATCGCTAATAAAGAAAGACGAGGATCCACTAGGTGATAATTGATGGTTGAGAGTTCCATAGATCTGCATTCCGTTGTCCATCCAGAGACGGACAGTCTTTCCATTTTTACCTGACAAAATATAGAATAACATTTACAAAACCCTTTCATTTTCTGTGCTTATCTCAAAATAGGAGACAGCTTCCTGATTAAAAAAGCTTTTGATAGCGAACAACCCGCCATTTCCATCTTTTTGGTGTCGTGTAATCGAAAACATTCTTTCTCCGCTCTCCTCAGCGGTCATTTCGACAGTTAGTGTTCCTCGGAGGACCTCTCCAAGCTTTAAATAGATCGTAATCTGTTGTCCATTATTCTGTGCTAGGAAAAGATCGAGCATCGATTTCTATCATATTAAGGACGATTATGGAGAAGTCAATATTTGACTTGTTTGGGACACCCATCTCCACGAGAGATGATCTTTTGGTCTTTGCTCAAAAGGTTCATGTGTTGGACAGCCAATTTTGACCTTGGTGTAATTATTGATATACGCTACCTGCGAGTAATCATATTTGAAGCCATGCTTAACATTACTTCGATTAATAAATCCCACCAAGGTCAATTTTTCAGGCATAGATCACTTCCGTCGATCAGATACTGATCCACCCAGAAATTTACCAAAGGTGGAGTTTTTGGCGGCTACCTTCTCACGAATTTTCTGTGCTGCCGAGACTGTATCATTTGTGCCAGTATCAAGAACCATTCCCTGTTCCCTAGCAGCATCTTTAACCTTGCCTTTACCCTGCAATTCAGCCGCGTCTTTCTTCAACTGATCCACACGAGTTGCTGGCAGGTGCAGCCCAGAGAAAAAGGAATAAACCTTGACAACAGGCGATGGATCGTCTGTGACATAGATGCCCTTAAATACTGAGCGTGGAGTCCCGGCAAGTTCATTCACCATTGCGACCGCATAATTCACGCTGCTGCTTGGAATCTTTGCCCATACCTGGGCATTCGCCGCCAAAATAAAACCAGCATATTTCGTTTGCTTCAAATCAAAACCGCCAGATAAAAGATTGTCATTGAGATTTCCAATTACCGCCTCAGCCAAAGCAGTATCTTCCTGGAAATTGGATACAACCAGCTCACCAAATATTGAAAGACCCTCACCATCAATTAGAAGCTTTGTCAGCTCCATTGGATCAAGACCTTTGGAGGAGCTTGGCATTGCACTAAGCGTATTGAATGCATCAATCGGATTTACGATGGCGCGATTAGCTACGCCATAAAAATCCATCTGAGAAACATCGGCATAGATCGTTTCGATCTTAGCATTATCGACGCAGATAAGATTAGCGATCTTCTTGGATTTAACCATGGCGGTTAATTTACTGAGTGTTTCTACGCTATTTGCCTTGGCTTGTGCGTCCTCAGTTTCCATGGGAAGAATCGATAAAACTAAAATTGGCTTACCAATCTCGGTAAGAACATCGATCATCGTCTCGACAGAGCCCGCACCAGATCCGCCACCAAGAGAGGTGCAGAGAATGTTAATCTGTGACGATCCGAGCTTCTCATTGACCAACTGCAATATTTCGGCACGATGTGCTTCCGCTGCACTTGCACCAATACTTAATTCCTTGCTTGCTCCACCAACACCATATTCAAGCAACAATTTATTGCTGTCTGGTAGATTACAAAACTTGAGGTCTTGCGTGGCTGTATTGCAAATAACTGCGTCATATCCAAGAGCAAAAAAACTCTCAGCAAGACGCGATCCTCCTTGCCCTGTCCCAAGGACGCCAAAATTTAGAGCTCTCTCTTTTTTTGCCACAATCTTTGACACCGCTGCCTCTTTCTCTTTGCTCTTGGCTTTCAATGCCGCCAGTTTCCCCATATCTACCGCGCCCGCGTCGCTAATATCATCAACCATTTTCTCTGTTTCCTCTTGTGTAATCATGTGCCTTACAGCCATAGTTTTCTCCTACCTCCCCCAATATAACAACCACTCCATGCCTCGTCAAGAGGCTTATCTCAAATAATAAGGATTAGCCAAATACCAGGAGACTATCTTCTCAATGCCCTTGGTCAATTTCCAAGATGGCTCCCAATCTAATCCTCTAATCTTAGAGTTGTCAAGGGATATAATCGGTTCCTCCTCCTTCCCCGAAGAAGAGAGCAGCTCATGACCCCGACCCATAGCATTACAAATCTTCTGCCCCAGCTCAATCTCCGATATATCGTTGCTGGCTCCTAAATTGTAAATCTCCCCCGAAATACCCCGAGAAATAACCATCCCTATACCAGATCCTACATCCCCAATGTTAATTGGACAAATGCTCCTGGACGATAAAAGCACCCTCTCCCCCTTAACCATCGCCCGAATAACCTTGGGAACAGGCTGGCTAACATCCTGACGGAAACCGTAAATCTCCCCTACCCGGACAATACAATAAGACAATCCAGCTTTTTGACAGAGAATTCTAACTACATCCTCCGCCGACTTTTTAGACAAAGCATAGATAGAAGAAGGGATAGTTGGCGAACTTTCGGTTAGATTTACCCCGGGAGAAAAGACCTTGGCATCACTGACATAAATTAGCTTTGCCACACGGCTCTTAATACAGGCAGAAACCAGATTTTCCGTTCCTCGGACATTAGAAGAGAACAAATCCTCCCCTTCCTGCTCACCCGCCGTGTGAACAACAACCTCAGGCATTTCATATTGAAGCAATTGCTCGGTGATATGTCTATCTCTAAGATCGGCAATATGGAAAACATGTCCTTTATTATAAACGGAAGCATTGTTTTCTGGCTTGGAAATCCGATCAATGGAAATGATCTTGTCATTAGACATCCATTGTCTTAATAGATTTCCTCCAATAAAACCACAAGAACCGGTGAGAAGGATTTTGTTAGACATTAGAGTCCTATTGTTACCCCAGCCCCAATATTAAAGCTTCCATTTGTTCCTATACCTAAACTAGGGGCAATATATGTACTCCTAATAAAATCTACCTGCTTACCAATTCTATAGGCAATTGGTACGAGAACAATTTGAGGTTTAACATCCACTAAGCCCATACCAAGACCAATTTGAGCTAATGATAAATCGGGCTGGTTCTTAAATTGTCCATAGCTAATGAAAGAAAAGTTCAAGCTAGGCGTAACCTGTCCGGTCACCTTAACTACCGGTTGCTGAATAGAAATACCAGCCGTTGCCGCCAAATATAGACGAGGATTCCAAAAAGACCAGCTTGCCTGAGGAAGCTCCTGCTTGGTCTCTGCCGAGGTTATCTTGACATCATAATCTGTACTTCCAGAATGGATGGTCATTTTGTTATAGACATAGGTCTTTTGGTTCTCGTCAGTCCCTATGACGTTCGTAATCTTGTACTCTCTAGGAGAAACCGTAAAGCTCCATGGCTTGCTTTGAAAAGCCGAAAAACCCACCTGTCCAAAAGGTACTTTCACTCCTCCTTGAAAGTCCTCATCGAGTGAGAAAAGCTGCGTTGCTTTTAGATAGCCATAAGGATCAGGTGATGTAACCACTACCGGGTTCTTTGTCCCTGTCCCCGTTGAAGGGAGTGAAGTTCCATTCTGTCCAGAGGAAGAAACGGTGATAACATTTGCCGCTGAAATCTGGGCATGCAGAGATTGTAAATCGTCCTGGATAGCTTTTAAATTGATCCCATTATCAGAAATGAATTTGTTGATGTCATCCTTGGTAGCATACTGCTCCGAGGAGCGAGTAATCCCATCGATTAGCTGCTTCTGAGCAAGCATTTGTTGGGAGATTAATCCTTGCTGAACCTTCATTTCGTGATTTTGATAGACGATAAAGCCTAGGGCTCCAACCAATCCTAAAGCCAAAAGAGCAACCAGAATTTTAGATAATGTATTCATAGCGTTTCCTTATATCGTGGAATTTTGAACATCAGGTACCCAGTGGATCACTCTTCCCTCAGGAGTCTTTTCTTTCTTGACAGGTTTACCATCAGGATCGGTCTTTCTTCCATAGACCTGGAAGAAAAAAGAGAATTTTCCTTCATTAGAAGATTGACTGATCAAGCAAATCGGAACCAATTACGCGATTCCCTTTCAATTTACAGCTAATATCTAACAGAACCTGCTCTGTCAATTCCTGCTGTAAGCAGTCCCAGCCTAAGGCTGCCAGCTTCTGATCAACCTTTTCCTGTCCACGGATAAATTTGATGCTGCCAAAATGTCGAGGATCAAGGAAAACTATCCTCTTACCATCATTCAGATCAAGAGAAAAGCAAGCATGCTTCTCCATATCCAATTGAACATCCTGGCAAATCCATCTTCCGGTCATACCAAAATTACATAACATGTGGAAATCATTGGAGAAATCCCAAATCATAAGCTTACCATGAGTTCTCACCTCTACAACCTTAGGCAGTAGAGTAATCTCTTTAAGAAAGTCTTCAAATCCTTCCGGATTATTTTGACGATATCTTCCTGTATTTCCAGGAATAGCATTGATAATTTGCTTTCCAAAAACCAAAGGCTTGATTTGGTCAGAGATAATTTTGACTTCAGCTAATTCCGGCATATTTCTTTCAAATTGAATATTTTATGATATTTTACCAAGAATAGAGATCAGCCTTGTGCTGGTGGTAATTTACTTGCATTTATCGAGGATCTGATCGACTACTCTTGACCAGGAATATTCGGGAAGTTTTTCCTGCATCTTGGGAAGGAATTTAGCATGCATCTTCTCATAATTTTCTACGGTCTCTCGAAGCTTAACTGCCGCTGAGGCGGCATCTGCTGAAAAGCAGGAATTTTGGGGATGACCACTCCAATATTGCATTTTTACATCTGCTCGGATCATCTTTCCGTCTAAAAGAACAGCATTATCATCATTCAAGAAATCTAGTTGACCACCATATCTTGGGCAAACATTAATCTTCCCTGCCGCTAGCGCCTCTAACCCAGGAAGATAGAAACCCTCAGAATAGCTCATGGTAAAAACAATATCGCAGGCGTTGTAAAGTCCTGCCATATTTGGCAGGAATTCAGAAATTAATTTGACCTGGGCATGCTGAGGATAGGTCTTATAAAAATCCTCAAATAAGCTCGGAACATGCACCTCAAATTGAGAAAGCTTGGAAAATTCCTTTTTGGCAATTTTAGCGATTAGGATAACATTATCATTTTTAGAAAATGCTTTACCATAAGCATCCAACATTCCCTTGATATTCTTGCGCAAATGAGGCTGCCCAATATTAACCAGAATTTTCTTTTTCTTTGAACCAAGATCCATCGCGGGAACAGCAAAATCATCGAGATTAATTCCATGAGGAAGAACGATGACCTTCTCCTTGGGAACACCATTATCTATCCATAACTTTTTTGCAAATTCAGAGGGAGCCAGAATTAGACTAGCATAAACATGCCCACGAGCAAATCCTTCTGGGAACCTTTCCCATTCATAGCACCAAATACCAAATCGTCTCCCCGTGCTGCGAGATAGATAAGGACGAAAATTCTTAGGAGCAGTATAGCTTATAGCTAAATCGTAAGCTTTCCCAATCCCAACGTCAAGAAGCTTCTTGTCAAACTCCTGCTCGGACAGTGTTGTACCCTCTTCCATCGAGCCCCGTAAGTTTGCTCGCAAATCCTCCGGGAAATGAGAGGTGCCGTTGGTGGAAAAAAGATCGACACCAATGCCTCGCCTAATCATTTCTCGGGAAATATTCTGTCCAACAATTGACCAAGAATGATTTTTGCCTAAAAATCCTATCCAGCAAACCTTCATAGAAGGCATGATAACCCATCAAGGGAACACTGTCAAGAGACCAGAAGCCAGGAACCGCCGCAGACCATGGTGGTATATTTTGTCCCTCCGGTGTCCGCTGTATCTCCGACAAGATTGATTAGGAAGAGATTATATCCAGAAACTGTGTTAAAGACCGAGGAGACATCTATCGAGAAACGAAGATTAGGATAGCCGAGAGATGTCGCCGCTAAAAGCGTATAGCTAGTGCTAAAAGTAGCTATAACAATAGGGGTTCCGCCAACATCATTAATCAGCTCAATGGAAACATTGGCACTCCGCCAGACAACTGTTCCGTCTGTAATCCCTGTTCCAAGAACAGATGGACCGGAACCAGAAGAGCTAGATACCCCAGATGTAGTGCAAACATAGAGAATTTCTCCACCACCCGGACCGATATTTTGTACCCAATTACCAACATTGTATGAGGTGTTTCTTGCCCAATTGCTTGGACTGTTAAATTTGTCCGTCCAAAAAGTTCCCTGAAATATAAAGCTGTTTGCTCCAGGAAAATCCAAAGCTGGATTGAGAACATTGAGGGAGACAGGGCTAGAATTACTCCCATTATTCTGCGATACCAGGTTAGAAACCAGCATCAACCTCTGGGGAACAGAGGCTCCAGGAGGTTGATAAGCTAAACCTGTTCCAGTAGAAACTAGGACATACCCATCCGGACCAACTGTCCCCAATCCTGTTCCACCATTAGCAATGGGCAAAATCCCAGAAACATCTGAGGTTAAATCAATCAGAGATGCTACCGTAGCATTATTAGCCCCAGAAAAAATGCTGCTCAAAGAAAGAAGATTGGAAAGCTGCGTGCTATTGACAAACAATGGCTCGTTATTAAATCCACCGCGTTTCAGATAAACTTGTACCTGAACCTTGGTATTCAAGGTTCGAAGAACAGCATCCTGATAGAGATTGGTAAAATTAAGGGTTAGAACACCCGTTGTAGGATCAAGAGCAACCCCCATCTTTCCATCAACAATAGCTCCGCTCCATCCAGAAGGGGAAAGTCCATTGGTATTTGGAGAAAAGGATTGGACCGAAACCGAAAAGCGAACCTGATCGTTAGTCAGCGAGGCGTTGGAAACAAAAGAACAATCAGCAAATCGCATAGATGGATAACCAAGACGTGTCCTGCCATCTCCCGTATAATCAGCAATAAAATCGTCCATCAGATTGACTGACTTCTCAGCAATAAATAATCCATCAGGAATTTCTAGGATAATTGTCCCTACCTCGAAATCTACCTTGTAAGGAGCTCCATTAGGACGGGTAAGCTCCCCTGTACCAATGATAACATTGTTTGGCGAAAACACATCCACCAAACCCGGATCAAAAACTGGCGGAACTTCATATTTAGAAATAACTTGCCCATTAATAGTACAGGGATTGACAATCAATCCAGATAGACTGCTAAAAATAGTCGGAACTAGACGAGGAATAGAATTGACAGTAATCAGACTTTCATCCCAGGAGAGTTCTTTCAGAATAGTAATAGTCATTGGAGATGTGTAAAAATTCCTTCCCCAAATGTTGCTATCTGCTAAAAAGATATCAGGCAAAAGATGAATGGCTGTGCTCCTACCAGGAACAGTAGTGCTATAATCATCATTTCGATCAACAAAAGCTTCCAGCTGGAAACGAATGGCATTAAATCTCGTCCCAATCTTGGAATAAGGATTGGTAGTCGGTCCTGTAAAGCCGCTAGGCTGGGTTATGGTTAAAGCCTGGCGATCAATGTAGGCTTGCAGGAGATAGCCATCCTCAAATGAGACAACAAAATCCCCGTCAATATCTGCTCGTAGCATCTCCATCAGGACATCGCCAGATAGAAATACCTTTTGTAGAGTAATAACATCAGAGGTAGCATCCAAGGCGGTAATACTAAATGCTCCATAATTTGCTGCAACGGAGGGCGTATTAATCAGGAGAACATAGGATGAAATGCCAATGACATTGCTAAAATTAACAGAGGCACTAGTAAATTGAGCCTGACGAACATTACTAGGGTTAGCTACCAGAACACCATCATTTCCTGAATAAAGAACCGCATTATTTGCGGTATTCACCAGCTGGAAAGAGATACCAAACGCATTAGTAAAAGGAACCGTTTGTGCATTATATCCATTGACAAAGGTGGTATGATAGCCATCTGTGGTCACTGTAGAATTAGGAGAAAGCCCGATATTCATATTAAAACCGGCGTAGGTCTCTAAAAGATCCAAATCTGCCTGGTTAATAATCCCATCTCCATTAACATCCCCCAGGATGGAGGAAACCAGCTCGACCGAAGCGATCCGATAGGAGAGAGCCAGATTTCCCGTATCCGGGGTAATCATAGCATTGACAAAATAGCCATTCAGCAAATCACTGATTAGCGCACTATCCGTATTATCAAAGCGAACCGTATCGGTTGGATCGTCCACAATCCTAACAATAAGCTGATTTTCAACAATGGTAGCAGCATGCAATCCGGCAGTAATAGTACTAGAGATGCTGTTATAAAATTTGATATTTTTATCGGTGATTGCTCCTATAATCAGTGGTTCGCTGGCTTGCTCCAAATTGGCTGTGTCTATCGAATTGAGCAGCTCAATATTTGGAACTACCTCTTGCTGGGTCTGAATAGGATTTCCTGTCCTAGGATCAGGTTGAGGATTGCTATCTACACTCTGAGTGCTAGCAATAACATGATAAATATCATTGCTAACGAAAGAAAGCTGTCCCAAAGAATAATCAACTGTAATTCCGCTGCTCTCATTGAGCTGCGTTTTAGGAATGATGGCTCCCTGACCGCTCTCGTAATATTGTCCATCAGAAACCTTAGCAGCATCCGTCCAAATCTGAAACCACAAATCCTGCTCTTGAAGATCTACCCACAGGGTTCCATTGAATAAGGTAACCCAGGAATTAGGAACATTAGTATTCCCTCCTGTGGCAATCAGGATATCGCATTTATTTGCCGCTCCAGCTCGTTTGACAGTAAAAGCGTAGTAATTTCCAGGGACAATGGTGTTCCCTCCAGCAATCGGAGAGTTAGAGAAAACAAAATCAACCGGCTGGAAGACACCATTTAGCACCGTACCGGTAGATTGTAGAGACGAATAGTTAAAGCTAATTTGAGTAATCGGAACTGGAGCAGGATCAAATTCAATAGGAAGAGATGGTGCAATATCTGATGGAGAAACAATGGTCGATTGTAGCTGATAAATACTAACAATCAAATCCCCATTCCAAATCAGATCACTAGGATTGCCGGTGTTCTGGACAGCAAGAAGAACAGAGATTTTTTGAATATTATTGCTGCTAGCAAGAAATTTTTGACCAACCTGGGTGGTCACATCTCCAGAGTAAATGAACTGTGTCCCCAATGGTTGGGTATTAAAAGAAAGTGATGAAACATTGTATAAAGGCAAAGCTGCGGTTAGCAGTGCTGTCAAGGAACTATACCCAGCTCCTACAAAGAAATCTCGAAAGAAAAGAGCTGGCTGACTATCCTGAGAAACCATAATAGCATCTCGGGAAATTTCCAATGGTTTAGCTTCCTTGATGATAATTTCCCCCCCTAGATTTAGGGAGAGAGTAGGATCACCAATAAAATCATTAAATAAGATTGTTAAAATTTGGGTAAAATGTTTTTTTGAGACCTGAATCTCATTTTCTTTGAAGAAGAAAACCTCATATTGTAGATTGCTCTGAAAATCTAATCCGATAATACAGATTTTAACTCGTCGTCTCTGCGAAACAAGAGAGTTTTGTAGGGTAATCTCTAACTGGTTCCCCAGATTATTGTCTGATGGCTGAACTTGAGGAGCATTTGGCTCACCATCCAAAAATCCAGTAGCCAGAGAGCTATCGAATAGAATAGGCTGAGAAAGGCTTTCTGGTAAAACTCCTGAACCAACCTGGTTGTTAATAATCCCGCTACTAATAATGTTGTTATAGTTCTGCTCCAAGGTTAGATCGACATTATCTACCTGCTGGGCGTCAGACCAGATGTTTTGAGGAGCAGAGACGGGATTTCTTTTGGTCATAGGCTGGTTTAAGAATACGAGATAAACGCTCTACTATTAGCTGGCTTCAAAATATTGACAATTTCTTCCAAAGCTTCCTTAATCTTATCGCTACCTTGTACAATCCCAAACGCATCATCTATATCAAGAGAAAATTCAAATCCGCCATTATTTCTATCTACCAACAGAGCAAAATCTGTGTTCAATGAAGAGGTTAGCTGTGAATTTAATAAATATGTCGTGTAAAGATCTGAGGAGACCGGAGTCACGACACTCAAATTGGGGCTATAATTAACATCAATCGGCTCTCCATACGGAGCGAATACCGGATGAACATGATTGCTGATTTTTAGGTTATCAAGAAGAATAAATGCTGGCGAGGTGGTATTATAGGCGGTACCTACCATTATTTGATTAATTGGATCTAGAAAATTAATACTTCCAGTATATCCATAACCATCGGAATTGAGATAAAATCCTCCTTGAAGGATATTATCATTCTGATAGCCATCAACGAATAATCGCATTTCATTAGATCCTGCTGATCCGTTGATCTTATAGGTTGCCTTAACCCGATGCCAGGAATTTTTTGTCCAAAAAATAGGCTGAGATACTGTATATCCTTGACCTGAGGCATTAATGGTAAAATTAAGATTTCCTAGGTTATCTTTTTGAATAGATAAACGATCTCCCTGGATCCCCTTGGGGAGATAATTAACAATGACCTGACAATTTGCCCGAGGCAAAGGACGGTTTAGCCAAATAATTTGCTTTTCTAGGACATTTCGCTTTCCTTGCAAAACTGGCTGATAAATGATAGTCAAAGGAAGATCATTCCCAGGAAGGGTCTTGGAAAGATAGATAGTCGTCCCAGAGGTAGAAATACTTCCGCCAGCGAAGTAATCAGTCATGGTCAGATCACCAACAATAGTCACCGAAAGAACCTGGAAAGCTGGCTGGCTAACTAAAACAGAACCGTTGGTCAAAGAAAAGCCAGTCTCAGAAATAGCATTTTTAGTGTCCAGTAGAACTTTACCTCCTGCAAAATAATCGATGGTCGGATTTCCTCCTACAAGCTGGACAGAAAGAACCGATCCAATGGGGGAGGAGACAGATAAAGAAACACTACTCAGACTTTGTACCTGCTCGGAGACCGCCCCGTAAGCATCAAAATAACAGCGGTTATTAGGATCATTCCCCGTATCCATCAATGGGGAAACCCAAAACTCAATCGTTCCCTGGCTCCTAGTGTCTAATACACCCTCATTTTGGATGGTTAGCGGCTGATTAAGAAGAACAAGGCTTTGCTCAAAATTCTGATTGATAACAATATTAGAGTGAAATAGCTGCTGATTATCACCAGTTATAGCATACACCGGGGCAGAATTACTCAAAGGAGTAGTATCATAGGATAGAAAAAGGAGGGTATTCTTATCAGGAGATAGAGCTTTCAAGGAGTTAAAATCCTTGGTAATGCTTCGCTGATTAGCCGGAGTACTTTCTCCAATCCTAGTATCTATCAGCATCATTGAGTAGCTAATGCTCTGATCAAGAGCACCTGAAAAAAGATTATTACCCTCAAAGTCTGATCCTAAAAACAAATTGCCAGTAAATGGAGCAAGAGAAACCTTCATCCAGGATGAATAGGAAAAATCATAATACCCTGAACGAAGAAGATATGAAACTCCTGGAGAACTCTCAAAGGTGAAAAAGCCGTTCTGAACTCCAGATCCTGCCGTGGTAGAATTGAGCAGGGAATATGTTCCATTGGTAAATGAAGAAAGGCTTCCGCTTAGAGTCAGAGTATGACCATCAAAAGAAACAGCCAAGACGGAGAAAACCCCTATGGCAGGAGATACAATAGAGATGGAGTTTCCTACCAATCCCTGGGAGAAAACCTGATTTGCATCATAAACTGTCGTTCCACCAAGAGAAGATAGTGTCTGTCCACCCCCAATGGGATAGCTAAACCTAATAGTTGGAGCAGTTCCACCATTCTCCGCCATAGTGATTGGTAAAGCCTCTCTAACCTTAATATTGACAGCATTTCGGGCTGTATTGATAGGAGCCGCATTTACCTGGATGAAGTTAATCCCGGTGTAATACTTAACTGAGTTCATCTTCCCATAATTGGAGAATGAAAGCACCTCAGATTGGGATCCGGAAACCCCTGTTCCATTGATAGTAACCAGGACAGGAGAGGTAAAGCTAGCATTTGTTCCTCCTATGAAGACCTGCAAGCTTCGCCCGGTTGTTCCATTAGAAGGCTGGCTTGTCGTCAAGTTAGAGGAGACCCAAGTTCCCCCGATTAAAGTACTATTGGTCGGACCAATTGAGGTAGAAGCCAAGATGACCCGATTAATCCGAGCCTCGGAGACATTAATAGGAGATGGCAGCTGCGTTCCTAGGATATTTTGAACCTGATCTGACCAAAGATAGATTTCCTGCTTAATCTTCCGGCTGTTCAACCCGAGTAGATTGACCAGGATCAGATCACCAGCGAACAATCCGTTGGTGAAAATTATCTGATTTCCAGCTGCCGAGATAGAATAATCGGGAGAAACTGCCCGAACTCCAGGCAGTTCCTGGGCAGCATTCGGCGAATAGATACGGAAGGTAGAATTTGATATCGCCGAAGTAAGAGTGTAATCCAAGGTCAGCTGATTTCCATTCACCTGCAAAATGGTGATAATAGTTTGCGTCCCTATCTGATCGATAGAAATGCTCCACCCAGGCAAAATGCCTTGAGAGGAAAAGTTCCAGGTTGCCGAGGAAACCGTACTGCCACTCGAAGGACTGACTAAATCCGTCCCTGATAGACTAGGATGAATTGAAGAAACGGCAATATTAGCTGCCGTGCTGATATTGCTTTGTAAGGATAGGGAAAGCTGATTTATGACAAATCTACCATCCGGTAGACTATTAGGCATAGGAGAGGTTAGAGTAATACTTTGCCCAGAAATGCTGGAGATGGTATAACTTCCAAAACCAATTTCATTTATGATAAGGGTATCACCAGGGAAAATGTGATAATTTGAGAAATTGATGCTGGATGAAACAACATTTGATCCTGCTGTTATCCTCAAATCTGTCCCAGATAGAGTGTCCCTAGATGTGCTACCAATCACCTCTTCTGGATCGATGGTCCGGAAGTTCTCATGAAGATAGGGCTGTAATCTTTGCCCATAGCGAATAATATTAGGAACCTCAAAACCATCGACGAATAAATGCATCTCATCCATTGAATTTTTTGTATTCAATTTCCAGCTTGTTCCTATATGATGCCAATCTCCATTTTGCCAGGAGGCGACATCATAAGAGACAGAATAAGAGGTTCCAAGTCTATCATAGACTCGAAAGGTTAAATACCCAGAGGCATCCTTAAATAAGGATAGCCGATTACTGCCAATTTCTTGTCCAACATCAAAAATAAAATGAGGAACATCGGAGACAAAGGTGATTCCAACATCTTGGAAAGATGTTCCATTAGCCGTAAAATTGAAGGTAATACTACCTTTCCCTGTGAAGGTGCTACCGCCAGATCCAGGATAAGGCTTATTATCATAGATTACCCCATTACTTCCAATCTTAATTTGATAGCTATGCTGGCTATAGCCATCGACAATTTCGACATACCAGCGATTAAATAATCCGCCACTATCTGCGGCATAGTAAATAAATACACCAAATTTATGCTTATTAGGGATACCTACACTTAATTGACCGAGAGAAAAGACATTTCCTGATGGATGATTTTCCTGTCCTCCCAGATAAACCTTCAAGGGATCTATAGCATAACCATCCTGCAAAATGGTAAAGCTCAATTCTGCCTGATTATCTATTCCATTCCATCCTGGAGAAATCCAGCTCTCAAAGGTTCCCTCTTCCAGACGAAGAGCCGAATTGACAGGAAGAGAAATGCTCTCCCCTGGAGAGCCGATCATGGCTCCACTGCCAAATTTACCAGGAACCAGCTGAATATTTCCTGTGGTTTTAACCACATCCGGATAAAGAAGACTATTTCCTAAAGACCATCCAGAGAAGACACTCTCGGTAATCGTTGGAGGTACATGAGAAATAGTCTGACCAATATTCTTCATTGCCGAGATGGTTGGTCCCTGAATAAAGGATGTTAAAGCCGCTGTGATACAATCACGATAGCTTTCTCGAGCAAAGTCAATCTCAAAATTGGTTAATTCTGGAACATTAACCAAGGTGCTAAAATTACGGACAAGAGCATCTCGCAAAGCTCCTACCTTATAGGAGACATAATAGTTTGTTCCTGCTCCTAGAGTTCCTTGACGAAAATCCAGTACATTATCTCCATACTCATAGGAAATAACAATTTCATCAAGAAGAGAAGTATAATCTACCCAAAAATCTCCTCGATTGTAATCAAGGACAATCCTAGACAATGGACTAATCACAATATTCCAAGAAAGGGAAACCATCTGCCCTACAGCTGGGGAACCAATTCCAGGAAGGATTAGCTTGACCGGATTTCCAGGAACAATTGTCCCAGAAGCATTCCACAAAGAAACGCTATCCGAGGTACGAGAGATGGTGAAAGTATAGGTAATACCAGGTGAAAGATAGGGAATGTTCAGATTGAGAAGAACAAAGTAATGAATACCATCAAATTGAACTATCTCATAATTTTGCCCAATGATGGGGGAAACTGAAATATTATAGCCATTAGAAGAAGAGACCTGGGCAAAATTGAGCGGATTGATGCTATTCTCTAAATCGGAAAATTCGAAGACCGAGCGAATGAATTTAGGTTGATAGGTTACTCCCGGGACAAAAGTCGCTCCCATGAAGACACCTACCTGTCCATTGAAAAATTGATAGATGGTAGAGCTATTATTGAGGTAAAGCTCGTCTGATGGATCTAATGAAGCAATAGAAATCTGACCATCAACAAAATTTAGATAGGAAAACTGCTTAACAGTTGGCGTCAGAGGAGAAAGCTGATAATAAAGATTATCAACACTAATCAAATGTGGATACTGCGGAAGAATGACACTGTTTCTATATGTACATCCACCGATAGAAAGTATCTTAGGATTAGCTACAGCAAGATAAATTACACCTTTAGCATAATCGACAAGATATTGACCAATGGAGAGTCTATTGATATTTTGAGCTTGGGTCATCTCTCTATCAAACCACCGCTCAGAAACAAAAATTGCTGTATCTGAAAAAACTAGACTGGTATTAAAAGAAGAAGCAAGACAATCCTCTGTCCCAGCTACAATTTGAGCATTAGAAAGAAAAATCTGGAAGATAGATAATCCTGAACTGTTAGTTAAGACACTATTGACCGTCAATAATTCATTGATAATCTCTTGGAATGCAGCTCTTTCATGGGTCTGTGGCTGAACATTTGGGGCATTATTGTAGGTAAAGTAAATCTTGCTATCGGTGAAGTATGTAACATTATAGATTTCGCCAGAGGTTTGATTTAGAACTCTAAAGACATTGGTCACCGGAGAATTCTGGGTCAGAATGATATTGTTAGCTACCAAATTGTTGCCAATTTGCTCTGATAGGCTTTCTACGTGCAAATCTGCCACATAATCTACTCCAGGTACAAGCACCTTTTCATAGTTAAAATCAATACTTCCTGAATTATTGATTAGATTGCCTGATGGTAATGCAACCAGATCTAGTGAGGTCTCATCATAGACATAATCCAGCTCAGAATTGAAGGTCAAGAGATAATTATAGGTAGCTACCGGTGGATAAGCTCCTGTTCCATCATTAGCGACAGTAGCTCCAAAGGTATAAACCGTCCCTGTGCTGTAATTGATAGCATATTGCCCAGGAGAGCTAGGCAGAGCCGCCAAACGATATGGAATTTCTATGCTAAATGCAGGATGAAGCGTCCCAGGAAGATTATTAGGATCTGTAAATGATACTCCACCAACCGTCTGAATATTTCCTGAACTATCAGTAATTGGAGCATGAGCTAGTGTAAAAATATTCTCAATTGGCGGTAAGGTCTCCCTAACGCTCTGCTCTACGGCAGAGACTGAGACACTGCTAGGATCGACTACAATACCCAAATCCTTGTACCGATAAGTAATCATTATCTGAACAATATTCTGCGGAGAAAAATTAGGATCAGATAAAATCTGGGAATTTAATCGAATTTGGTTTGCCGAAAGAAGAGCATAGCTGCTAGCATAAGCTTGATCATATTCCCCAGAGAGCAGCTGATATCCTAAGGTATCTATCGGATAGGTATAGCTCTGCGGCAAGGTACTTTGGACAAAGATTAGACTATCTAAGATGATAATAGGAGAATTACCCAAGGATATTGTCAAATCGTTGATATTAAAGGTGCCAACTGTATCGCTGCTGGATACAGTCAGACTTTCAGTAACGCTCTGCTGTTGCAGAGAAACCGGTGAGGAGGTAAAATCGGTAATCTCAAAGAGATTGCTTGCTTGCGTCCCGGTTGGAGTCAATCCAACCCTGGTAATCTGATATGCGGCTTCTTCATTTAGGCGATCATAGGGACCATAACCACGAGTTTGCTGCTCATCAATGACATCAAAAGATAAATAGTTCTCATTTTTAACCTGATCAATGTCATGAAGTGTCTTGGATAAGATGGTGCTTAATCCAGCGAGATAGGTACTGACAATATTCGTTCCATTCAGATCGTAAATATTGCCTGAAAGATAGCTTTTAAAATAATTTAAGGCAGTATTCTCTGGCTCCAGAGGAGCAATAATTAGATAGACATTACTATTCCCATCTTGCAGGATAGCCGCATCACCATTCAAAGAAATAAATGGATTGTCTGGTGTACTGACAAAAGTCAGGTTATAAGCGGCTAATGGTGTTAGTGGCTGACAGGTAATCGTTAATGTACTGCTTGAGATAGCAAGCAGCTGGGGCTGACTATCTGGAACATTAGGGGTAACCGCCACAATCTGAACATTTCCAGTAACCAAATTAAGCGTCAGATTTTCGGTAAATGTGACCGAAATGCTAGTGCTGCTGGAAATAACGACATTGACTATGCGAAGATTAGCCATCAGAAGCTTTCAGGAGTGATGCTGACATTGTTAGGAGAGAAGTATTGGTTATTTTGAGCGATAACGGAGATTACCGATCCTTGTTGTCCAGTTATGTTAAAATAGCTGATTCTAGCACGAGCTACACCAGTCACTCCTTGGGCAATATTAATCAATGTATATCCATCGACTGTTTCCCCCAAGGTGGTGGTGGTCATAGCCGATTGTACCTGGCTCAAAATATTCTGAATAATGGTCGCTTGGCTGCTTTGATAGCTGTCAGCGATGACAACATACATAGTTAGATCAAGAAGAACCTCTTGTGCCTGCTTAACCAGGACATCAGCATTAATTGGTCGAGTATTCTCAACATTAAAGGTAGTCATCCCGATCAGCTGGTTATAATTGTAGGTAATGACAATTCGCTCATTTTGCTGAGGAGCAGTATAATTGTAGCTGGCTGTATATCGACTACCCAGCGGGGGTTGGGTAAAATTGATGACAGACAGACGGGTGCTCTGACTGGCTTTAAATCCTGAGCTGACAAAAACATTATTGATAAGAGCAAATTTTTTGTTAGAATATAGTGTGCCAATCCGACTATAATTGAAGCTTTCACTATCCCCGTCCAGAGTATAATAGAAGGTGATTAAAAGCTGATCTCCAAGAGCCGGAGCTGCGGCATTATTATTAGCTGTTCCTGGAAGGATAAAATCCATATTACCCAGAGTAGTATTTCCGATGGTCTGATCTGGATAAAGCAGGTTGTTCTTAATCTGAAGACCTTTTAGGTCATAGGTAGCCAATGTTTCCAGGATAGAGTTATTCCCTCCTCCTACCGTCTGGACCTTCTGCAAAGATGCAATCTTGACCAATTTCAATCCTGCTGGAATATTTGCCGGAGAAGACAAAGATAGAGCAGCTTGAATAGCGGGCAAAAGGGATTGCTGCAATCCAGCTTCTGTGGCAGTAAAGACAGCCGAGGAAACCTGAGTAATGGTTGTTCCTCCAACGGTTATGGTTCCAACATTGGATACCTGGTCAGAAATGGTTCCAATTAGCTTGGTTGCTGTACGAGAAAGGCAGGAGAAATCAAAAATTACAAGATAGACGCTATCTCCTGGATTAGCCTTAGCGCCAACTGGCAATAGAAGTCGATTATTGACAAGATCAATTGTTCCATTATACCCCCAAACCTCCTTACCATCGGAAACACGGATAACCATGATTTGGTCGGCGGTAATTTGGGAGTAATCATTAGTTATAGTTAACTGATTTGTTCCTGAATTGTAAGAAACAATATCAAAGCTACCATTATCAGCTACAATATGAGCTCCCGAGATACGGACTTTCTTATTTAGTAGATCGGGAAGAGAGGAAAAACTGGTGCTAACTGAGGAAAGAAGGGCTGTACTACCTTCCGAGGTTAAATAGCCATCCGAGACTGAAAACAGGCTAATATTGGAATTAATCTCCGAAACAGTGAAAGCAAGAGAAGAGGCTTGGGAGAAGAATTTATTGAGCGGGAGAGTTAAACGATTTGAGACCAGATCCAAGGTTAGGGTATCTTCCCGCGAGGTGATAACACGATTTTGATAGGAGAAAGGCTGAAAACGAGACAAATCTGTGGCATAGTAAATAATTAGGACATTGTTCCCAGCAGCCGCTGAAGAGCTACCATTTAGAACAACCTGATAATTACCATCGCTACCAACCTGTACGGTTCCAACATTATTGCTATTCCACAGTTCTACATTATCAGAAAGACGGATGACCGATAGAACCTGAGAAGCAGAAAGAGAGTAATCGGTAGCTAATAGATTAAGTTCAATCAGTATCTGATTGCTGGTATTAACCTGAACAGTCTGATTCTCTCTCCGTGAGATATTAACCTGGGAAAAGTTGTTAAATCCATTATTGCTCCCCAGAAGCAAGCCGTTACTAAGCCTGGAGGCTGGAAGACTGGTGGTAGGAACAGAAAAGAGCGAACCAGCATTGGCAATGTATGTTGTCAACAGGGTAATGGTAGTAGCTGTTGTTGCAACTGGAACCGCTGGAATGGTAATTTGTGTTCCTGAGAAAGATCCGGTATTTCCTACTGTATTAAAAACATCAGTTGAGTTAAGAATGCAGGAAACAGAACTTCCTACCTGTGCCACGGTATCACTTGGCAGAACAATCATGGTCTGATAGCGGATTTGAATGCCAGAAACCTGGGTGCTATTTATAAATAAGCCATTATTTTGAGCTGTGTTAAATAGCTCTCCAACACTATGTTTCCAGGTGACAGAGGAAACTAGGGTTGTAGGTACAGCTAATTCAGAGAGAATGATACACAGACGATTAACGTATGATCCTGATGAAACGGTAGTAACTGTCCCATAGATTTCGGTAAAAGTCTTGGCGGAGATAATATTTCCTACCGGATAGGTACTAGTACCCGTAAAGAAATTGGTGCTGGTATTTAGTGTATAGCTAATTTTCTCATTAGAGATGACCGAGGCGTAGCCCCAATCGATGCTATCATCCACAGTTCGTGGATTATTTGTACCTGTTAGTCCGTCATAATCAGAATAGCCGTCATAATTAACAATCCAGACATAATCTACCTGTAGCTGATCCGATGGCGAAGGAAGAGTATTTCCGCTAATCTGTACTCTACCGGTGGTATTGTATGTTCCTGTGCTATCTGGATTAGGATTGACTATAACATAGCGTTCGCCTGTATTAACATTATAGACCCGAGTCACATTGGTTGCTGGAGTGTGCAATAATTGGATAAATGAACGATTTGATGTAGTTATGCTGTTTTCGTTGGTGATTCCTACATTTTGCTGTATTTGTGGAATAGCTAGGACATCGGTAAATGTAACCGGATCCTGTCCATTGACCTGTCCCTTGATGATATTTTCTGGAAACATGGAGATCTGGTTGGATGTCCATGAGAAGGTATCAAATCCCCATGGAGAACCACCATAAGCTCCCGTATCATTGGTTAGCTTATAATTACCCGAGGTTCTACCCAGACTATCTGTAGTTTGCTGAACAAAATTAGAGCCAGAAATGCTTCCAGAGACACTTACAATGTTGGAAACTGGCTGATTTGGAAGAACACCATTAGCAATATCATCAATTCTCTTACGATTAATGGTTTTATTAGCATCAGCGGCAATTTGCCCTAGAACGAAATTATTCTTGGCATTGGTTGGATCATTGTTATTGCTTTTGTCAATATAAATGTAGGTATCCATGGTAGAAACCAGGGTTTCGCCTAGAACAACAATATCTACCTTTCCACCCGAGCCTTCAGAGACAATGGTCGGAACACCACCGATTGTCTCTACCACTGTTCCATCCCGGGTCATTAGAACATCTCCTGGTTGGACCACATAGGCATCAGAGACACCAGTTGTTCCTAGGGCAACATTTAGATAGCCCAAAGCTGTTCCTACCGATGCTCCCGAGAAAGAGGAAAGAATACGATTACGAAAAGCAGCATCGCTCTCCTGGTCTGTTCCTCCAGCAAAAGCAACGACATTGGTCGCATTAGAGACACCAGCGGAATTGCTGCTATCAATAGCGTAAAGTCCAATATTACCAGCAGATCCTGCTGAGGTTGCCGTGACGGTCACCTGCACGGCATATTGATCAGTAATCCCAGCTGTGGTTAATTGATCGCTGAATTTGCTAGCAATAGAGCGATAGAAGTTGAGTTGACTCGGAGAGACGGCAATTCCATTATTGACAGTAAATGAAATTCGGCTGGTAGAAAAAACCTGATCCCCTGAATTGATGGTGATAGTAGCCCCGATAGAGGAAAAGGTTAGGAGAACCGTTCCTGTGCTTGATGTGCTTTGACGGCGGGTCAATCCATAGTTTTTCGCCAGCTTATCTAAATCTGAGCCGACGACGGTCCGCAGGCTCTGCTGGGAAGAGACGCTAGACAGCTCATCATAAAGTAGACCAACATAGCTAGCAGGAGCTTCAATCATCAAATCTCTGGCAACCGTTCCTGGCTTAGTATCCAGGTTAGGCTGTGCCAGACGGAAGTAATCCATTAGTCCTTGGATTATCTGATTTACGCTCCTAATGACAACCATTAAATTGTGCTCACTGTAAAGTTAGTGGTTGGTGCCTTGGTTCCTTTGGTTAAAACCTTAATTGAGACCGAGAACAGTCTCGGATCAATCTGATTTCGCAAGACATTAATCCCCAAGATTGCCGCAATTTGCTCATCTGCCGAAACTTTTTGCATGCTTTGTACCTGCAAATTTTGCAAATTTCTTAGATCATTCAGTGCAGAGTTAAGCTGAGATTTAGCAATGGAAACCAAAATGTCGGTGCTTAATGCTGAGCCAATGACGCTACGGCTCAAAAATGAGCCATACCAAGGCTGCAAGGGATTGCTTCCGGCGGTGGTTAGGCAGATTTTGAGGATATCCTGGACAAGTTTGTCGGTATCCACCACCTTTTGCAAATCTCCGCTACTGGAAATCGCCAAATCGTTGTTGATGATTTTCAGATCAAAGGACATTGATGGTATGCCAAATTAGCCCGGAAGAGCTATGCTAGATTGTTCTGTTCTAAATCTGCGTAAATCTTGTCCATCAAGGAGTAAAAGCTCTGAACATTCATAATAAAATCACTCATTGCCTTGTTTATTCCAGGAGAGCTCTCCGAGAGCCCCAAGGTATCATTCATTCTTGCTAAAGCATCAGGATCAAGAAATCCAAGTAGACTCTCTTGTGGCATGACCCACAAAGCACCCATAACAGCCACAATATCAGCTAAACCTAATCCAGAGAACTCTCCAAGAATAATTTCTGTTGTTTGAAGAGCTGTGTTCGCCTTGGTCAAATATTTGCCTCTAGACAAATTAAGCTTGGTCAAGGTATCCTGGCTAATATTTCCTAACGATGAGGAGCTATCAGGTGAAAATGTACTATTCTGAATATTATCAAAAGCAAATCCCCCAGGATCAGGTGTTCCATTAACGGAGGCAGTCTGGATATTGATAGCATTAAGGGTGACTCTAATCTGAGCGTCAATAATGCTTTGATCAGCTGTAGTAATGAAGTCAGGAGTAATCGATGAGCTAATGAACACTCCCTGGTCCCATAGAGCTAGGAACAGGGACATAATAATATAGCTCCTGTGCTATATGTAAATCCTGCTGAGCTTGATAAAGAGCTTGACACATTACTCTAATGATATTGATATACTTATCTGCTTGAATTTGTTCGGTAATTCCATATTGATTTTTGCTCAATTGATTGATGATAAAATTATTCTGAATAGAAGCGACAGAGTTGATGTAATTAACAATGAAAACATCTGCCGATCCCAAGGTTCCTGTCCCGTCGGTGTTGCCAAATCTGGCAGCAATTACCTGCTCAATAATTGGTCTAGAAACGAAAACTCCATCCTTGACCATTAAGCAGGTCTTATCTGGAACAAAAGGAACAGCAATTAGGTTACTGGCATCATTAACTAGAAAATCGATTACAGGATCAACAATAAATGGCTTAATAATATGATTTCTCTTAGAAAAGAGATTAGCGGGATTTGGCAATGTTCCGTTAGCATCAATATATTGGCTTAAATCTTCTTGATGATTGCCAACTCGTGAAGTAAAGTCTGCTACATATGCAGAAGAGGAGAGAGAGACATCAAAAGGATCGGTATTTCCCAGAGGAACGCTAAAAATGGTGTCATTGTTTAATCTAGCTGAGACCGACAGATCAAGACAACCAGCATCAATGGTCGCTCCCAGCGAAAAGACGCTTAAAAACTGCTGAAAATAAGCTTCTCTTTGGAGAGAAAGTTGTCTAAATCCAGGAATAGGATTGGCGGCAATGGTTAGCTTGACAGGAGAAACCCCTGCTCCGATCGTACGTAGGGTAGTACCATTGCTATAAACAATATCCAGTCCTGGATTATAGATCTGATTTCCCCCTGCCGAGACTACCGGGAAGCCAATGATACGGAAGAAAGCATGAGCGCGGCTCTCCTGTGGGGAAGAGGAAGAGACTGTTCTTTGCTGTTTCAATTTGGAGAGGGTGGTATCTCCCGATTTAAACAGATTTTTGGCTATATTATCGCTAATTGCCGAGGTATTAGAATAGCTGCGAACATTATCGATAGCCGTTATAAAATCGGTATAAACCTGATTAATGTCCAGGTTGAAGTTCTGATCATCATAGAAATTGATTTGATTACCTACTGGTAGCAAAGCCATCAGCTTTCCTCCGTTAGATCACCATCATCACGAACAGGAGCCCCTTGGCTCTTATCACCTACCGCAACAACATTAGAGCCCTGAGTTGGGGTATAGATAAACTGATAATCAACATTCTGTAAGGTTCTATTGGAGTTTACTACATCATTTGTGCAAAAAATGTTATCATTAAAAGCTACTGAGACACTTCCTTGTCCAGGAAATTGACTAGTAATCTCAGCCGTAAAGTATTGATATCCATCAAAGGTAAAATCCGAAACCTCTCCAAAGGTTGGATAAGCCTTAATTCCTGATGCTAAGGTATCAGCAACGGTGGAAGATAGTCCTTGGGTTAGAGAAATACCGTTGCTTTCAGCAATAGAGACCTGAATAGTTACAGGCTTGCTGGTAAATTGAGTCAGCGGAAAGGCGGTAAAGCTACTCTTGCAAGGATCAAAACCAAGACCAATTAACGAGGTTAAGGAGGTGGTGCAGTCATTTTGCAGAGAGGTTAGACAGGCGGTAGCTGTACTCTGGAACTCGGCTACTCCTAGTGTGGTCAGATTTCCTCGTAGGACATTCAAGGCAGAGGTTAAGCATGCTTGGGTTGCTGTAGGATTAGGAAAAGTTGTCGAATTAAGCAGATTTTGCAGTTCTGCTGTCTTGACCGCCACATCTCCAGCAAGATTAGTATTAACAAATGCCTTAGCGATGGAAACATCAGGAATACAGCCCAAGGTAATCAAATTCTTGGACATTAGGATAGCTGGATTAGGAGTAAATGTATACTCAGTATGCCCGAAGGTGTAGCCATCAGAAGGAGATAATGTCGGAGATGCAGACATCCGTGGCGGCTGATGGATCAGATTATTCAATGTCCCCTGCTTAGAGCTGGGGGTTATCCCGTCCGCCGAAAACCCGGTGATGATGGTCTTACCGTCATCTTCATAGGCTAATCCACCAGCCAAGGAGAGGACACCATTAGTCTGAGTAACTTCGCTGTTATTGTAATTGAGCAGGTTCTGAGTAGGAGCAGAGAGAACTATACATTGATTTATGCGGATGTATCGTGAAGCTCCTGGTCTGCCCCAGAAAGAGGGAACATAAAACAGACGAAGATTAACAGTATAAGCTGCTTGGTTAGGGGAAGTATCTCCGGTATAATTACTATCTGTTGGAAAGAAAACCGGCTTAAAATAAGGAGCAGAATAGCTACTTGGATCAGGTGTGACATCAAAAGCATTGACAATGTTAAAGAATTGATCCTTGACAGGCTGATTAACATCATACAGCTGCCAGCTTTCCTGCCTAATTACAGAATTAAAGTTGTTATAAGGGGATGGAAGAGTTGTTGGAACCTGTAAATCTACCTCATTTAGATATTGAAAAGTCCCCCCAGAAAGGGTAAATGGCTCCTTGGCAATGCTTGGACAGACATCGGTAGTACAACAGCCGGTAGGATTGCTATCATCACACGGAGGAAGGGCAAAAGCTAACCCCAGAATATCCTTGATAATTTGGATGATAATGGCAAAAATTGCTAGGAGAACGAATAGATTTTGGAAGATGCAGAGCGAGGCTCCAATTTTGTGAGCAATGGCAAGAACACTATTGACATTGAACTGCTGAAAAGCATTGACCAAAGCTAAAATATTACGTATCAGTAGAAGAACCAATTCTAGGACCTTATTGATAATATATTCAATAAGAGCGATTAGAAGAATGATCAATGATATGATCATTATAATCAGGGCTAAGAATGGGAAAAGAAGCAAAAATGCTGGGATACACTGTGTAAATAATTTAATGATAGCAGGTATAAGCTTAAAAGGATTAGGAATAGCACAAATGACCTCTAAGATGCAGAGGATCATGTTCAAGATTGGAAGAAAGAACTTATATAGCATCAAGAAAGGCATGAATTGATCAAGCAATTTCATGATGGCATCAAAAATGTCCTTGCCAAAGTTCAAGTTCAAGGTTGGCATCAAAATCCCGGGAGGGATGAGCAGCTGCAAGGTATTTAAGATGTCCAGCAAATCCTCAGGAAATCCTGCTGGAAAAGGATTGATATTGCCTAAATTTAGGAAGCTAGGAATACCAAAACCAGGAATGCTTGGTCCCGATGGACCGATAGGAGGATTAATGGTGACGGGAGTACAAGGCATTTTGTCTTTCTATATCAGATAGATCCGCCAAATTGCTTCATTACCGCCCTACCTTGAAGTGTCAATGTTTCGCATTCTATGGCAATATCGGCATCCGAGGTCAATCTCATCCCCTGCCCAGCATGCAGAAACATATTTCCTGGCGTCATGATGGTGACTCCATTAGCATCACAACGTATCATAGTACATCCCAATCCGGCATTGAAAACGCGAATATCTAAAACTGCTCCGATCTGTCCATTATTCTTCTTGACAAAACGACTATCCGTAGCTACTCCCATTCCGCCAACCTGAATAAAGGTGTCTCCATTGAGAGAGATGGCTGCTGACATATTGCCAACATCTCGCCCAATATTGACTACTGCTCCTCCGGCAGTATCCAACCATAAGCTTTGCCGATCGACAGAATTTGCTCCAATACTCATTTCCAGAGAACCATCCATGGAGATGACGCCCGATCTTCCTCCTCCATCGGCAGCAGACCCTCCAACATCAATAGTATCCGAGCAAACCTGCAATAGAGGAAGAGAAGCGACAGCAGCGGCAAGAGGATTGCTGCTATCCAGGATATAATTAAGAAAATCATTATTCTGATGAGCATAGCAGGTGCTTAAAACATCATGGAAAGCTGTTCCATGCTTAATAACCGAGCCGCTAATTCTATCAATTGGGGCAACTTGTGTCCCACTATCTACCAGATTGATAGAGCCATGATCAGACGAAAATGTTCCATCTGAGACATTGAAGAGAGGAGCTGCGAAGCTATCAAGAAAAATATCTAGTTTATCTGGACGGAAAACTAGCTTATTAGGATTGTTATTATCCTCTGTCCCAAAGGAGGAGTAATTCTCATACCGAGTTAGCAGGGGAACATTTCCAACATTACTACTAGCCGGCACGATTAGCTTGAATAAACCTTCTTTATCTACATCAAATATAAAACGAGATCTGCTCCTGGCGTAGTCAGCATCAGAATTAATATCGGGGAAAATCTGTTGACCATTGCTTCCTGTAAAGTCTTTCCTGGCATTTAGCTCGAAATGGTAGGCAATGCTTTTTCTTTCCAAAGCCTTGATTGCTAGAAATGAGGCTACCTTGTCGGTACTCTTAGTTTTATTGATGGTGTTCTGCCCCGTTCCAATAGGAAGAGGATAGCGATTAAGATCAAGAATATTTCCAAAAATATCTATCACTGTTCCCTTAACCGTCTCCATCAGAAAATTAGGAGATAAAAGGGTCAATGAGAGAGTATCTGCCCTAGAGGTTCTTCTATTGGGAAGAGTATAATTGGTCTGTGGAGGTTTGGTATCATTGTATAATAAGCTTTCGGTCAGATCATCTGAAATGTGACTTCCTGATTTAAATTCATAAATCATCTCCCGCTGCTCAACAAAAGGAGGATTTTTGGATGAACCAGAAATAATAGGATTGGCAGTAACGGTAGGATCGAGACCGATTACATAATATTTGCTATCATATTCATCAGAGAAGAGCTTAGTATTCTGATCGTAATTAGTATTCAATAATAAATCTCGTTTAACTGATCCTTCTACCTGTCTTGATGCTGAGGTAAATTTATTAACATTATCCATGACTGTAGAAAATAATTTTCTATCTGTGTTAATAGATAGACGATCGTCTTCTGATCCTATATTGATATTATTTTGTAAATCCAGGGTAATCTTAGTATTATCATTTGATTGTATAAGAAGCTGACCATCATATAGTGGAGGAACAATAGGAAGATCCTCGGCAAGATAGGAAACGAAATAATATTGCCCACCAGATCCTTGACCGACGATGACCGGAGTGCCGACCACTGGCTTTGTCCCGACGAACAAACCGTTATTATAAAAAAGAGCTTGGGAAGCAGGAACATTAACGGGAGGAATGCTTTGTCCACGGATATTGGAAGAGGTACTTAATCTAACCTTTAACTGCTGAGTCAGGCTGTCATAGCCAGCAATAGCTCCTTTTTGGAGAACACCGATATCTTCGTCAAAAATATGATTATTGGGCATTACCAGACCCTACCGGGGCAAAGGAGAGCCAACAGTCGACCACATTCTTAAATAAAGACTGTCTAATGACATCAATACCGGGAGAAGCTCCTCCCGATGGGAGAGAGCTAGCCTGGTTCCGAGCAGCATCCATAGCCTTCTGGCTAGGTGACATTCTTACTGTATCATCGTCCAGATTGACAGTAACGATTTTTACAGCGCTGCTCGGGAATGTTGGGTTTGAAACAGGATTAGTAATACTTGAACTACCTCCGGTCAAGACAGAAACAGCATTAGAAGCGAAAGATTGTAAATCTCCATTGACCGGATTACTATTATCACAATAAATTCGCAGCTGAACGGTAGCATTAATATTTGTCCCCGCACTACCGTTAGCATTAACATAATAGGCGGCGATATATAGAATATTATTTAGTACCTTGCTATTAAAGGCAGAAATAGGTGTAGGACTCATTCCATCGGTGGAAAGACCAGAAGTACCTCCGCTGGTATCATTGATGATGACACCAATAGATGTCTCATTCCCCGAGCTAGTCTGTCTCTGAATAGTAAATCCTCCAAGATCGCGATTGTTATAGAGCATTTTTCCAATAATATCAGTCGGAATAGGAATGTAATCACCTGGTGTATGACCATAGGTCAAAGCAAGTGTTGTTTTAAATGATCCGCCAAAGGAGAAATTATGAGCAACACTCTTGACGTAGAAGAGCAACCCTCGATCCTTTAAGAAAATAACCTCTCCAGGTTGCATGAACTCATTTCCTGAGATGGTCAAAGACCCATATAGAATGTTTTTTCTTCCTCTCGATAAAACCATCGCTGCATAAGGAGCACATTGAGTATCAGGATCGCTCAAGAAGGGAAGATTAAGGTTAGCTACATCTTTAAACCCATGATTTCTCCATGTTGAATAATCTACGGCTACCGCCGTTACTAACCCATTGCCATTATTAGCAAATGAGGTCTGTAATCCCGCTCCAAAACCAAAGGGGTTAATGACACCATTAACCTGAACCATAGTATAATCTGGTGGCTTGACATTAATGGTTATACTCTGAATTTGGTCAGAATTGATGACAAACCTCTTACCTGAGCCAACACCTAGGTCATCATAATTTTCGTCTTCGATCATGTGAGCGAAGACCTCGGGGATATTGGAATTATTATAGGCAGGCGGAGGAGAAACTGGATTAGTGACGGTCAGATCAACTACACCACCACTTAATGTGGTCGGATTATCTCCAGATTGTCCAGAATTAGGAGAAAGAGCTCGAATTTCTGCTGAATTCTTCAAGGTGCTAGCGAATAGCTTAATAGCCTGCCGTCTGGCAAGTAATTGTGTCTGAATATCTGAGGTAACCTTAAAAACATCCACCTGTTGCCGTGTAGGAACATTAACAGCTCCAGTGGCACTTGTAATATAATCAGCAAGAACAATCTTTTGTCCAGATTTAGTCTGTATTCTGGTAATCAATTGCTGAATATAGGAATTATTAGAAAGATTATCTGGGCTGGTATTCACCCCATTTTGAGAAAGGGTATTCCTGGTCAGGCTATCAAGAAGAACGCTATACCTTTGTCCATTGCTAAATCCTGCCTTAGTCTGTCCCTGGATCCCAGAAATGAACGCTTGAACATCTGAGACCGAGGTGTTAGCTGTAGCCGATACTGCCGGGATATTGCTCAATGTATCGCTATCATCGGTCAAGAAGCTAAATGCTTCATTCAAAGAAGAGACAGAACTGCCATTTTGCAAGAAATTAGCAGCAGCACTATCTGAAACAAAGCCGAGGACGGCACAATAGAGCCTGATTAGATCTTCTAAAACCTCAATTTTAGTCTTCAAATTATCCAGCTGATTTCCAAACATATCCTTTAAGAACTCAGGGAAAATCTGAATACCACGAGCCTGCTGTAAATAGAGCATTTGATAGAAAACCGAACTAGGCATGCGATTATACTGCGGCGGACGAACTCTAATATGTCCCTGGGTATCAGCAAAGACTTCCAAAGATAGCAAATCTGCTGTTGCTGTAATTTTATCTCGGGTAGAGAGAAACTCATTAGTTCCATAAAGAGCAACACCATCGACCAAACTTTGATCATAGGCTTGCAGATCATAATCTTTATCATAGGTATCATCAACAATGAACAGATTTTTATCCTCATTGGCTCGAACATTATAGCTCATTCTTCTTGTAAGAAAGTTAATCTGCTTACGTAGAGCCTTTCTTACCGCCGGATCAGCCGGAGAAGAACTATTAGTACTTCCCGAAGAAACGCCAGTAGCTGAACTATCAAAGGTAGCATCGGGTCCAGATGCTGCCGCTTGGCTGTTAAATTGACTTGTCTGTTTTTGTAGATCAGAGATATCACTACTAATGGTGGTTTGTAGCTGAGCTATTTGAGACTGAATTGAATTCAATCCTTCGCTTAACTGTGGATTATTTGCTAAATCTCCCTGTCCAGCTCCAATTAAATTTGACTGAGCTTTTAAATTTGCCAGTTGGGCAAGATTAGCGTCTAGAGTAATGTTCTTCTGAACAATCTTAGCCTGTCCAATCATTGCCAAAGCAAAAGAAGCCTCATCAATAACCAGCTTTTTAAAAGGAATAAAATTGCCCCATAGAATGTTATTCTTGGTCAAATCTTTCTGTAAAGACGCCATATAGCCAGTAATTGCAGCCTGTCCGCTATGCGGATCGGTGTTCACCCCATTGATATTTGCCGTTGCTCTCCAAAAAGTGGCATAGTTATATGGCTGTCCAGTAATCAAAAGAGAAATGACATTCATAATATCCTGACCAGCAAAGGGATTATTGCTGATCTTAGGTTGTCCTACTTTATTAGGATCATTCATTTCTAGAGAATTGCCATATTGAATAGTAGCCGATATTCCTTCTTTCCATTTATATACTAAACCATCTGGAGCAAAAATCTCTCTGGAAATCTGGCTAGTGTTACTATTAACCAGAACACCTTGAACAAAGCTATCCGACACTACCTTCTGTCCAGCAAATGGTCCAGCCTTAGCTCGTAGCAATCCCTTACTAGCAGCTGTCCCAAGAATAACTACATTTTCATCAAGCAATTGTGGTGTATTATCCTTAGCATTTGATGTAATCGTATCAAATCTGGTCTTAAATGGGGTCAGAGGGTCATAGATTGATCCATTAAAAAAATCTACTCCTGGGTTAAAATTAATTTTCCCTTGGTCAAAGTAAGCAGTATTATCTTTTCCAGAAATTGTTGTAATATATTTGCCATCTGACCAGGTATCGCTAACACTTTCTACCACCCCAGCATAGACATGAGTTCCCTCATTTTCGCTAACAAACTGACTCCTCAAAATTGTCCAGAGATAATTAGGAAAATCTGCCCCAACATAAGCAGCTTTCTCAATTTGAGTATTAATATTGCCCGATGGATTTAGCAATGAGCTAATAGCATTTGCTGTATTCAAAATACTATTATTCAAATTTTGAAGAACACCATTTCCATTAAAAATATTCTGCAATCCAGAAAGAAGCCGAGTGTCCTGGCGAGATTTGCTGTTTATGTAAAAATGAATGACATCCATATCCTGGATAATCTGCTGTCCAGAAAAGTTTTCTCTTAGCTTGGCTCGGACATAGTTGGTCGATTTATTAGCTGTCTGAAAACCACTCTGAGAATTAGATGACAGCTGCATCTGAGAATAAATGGAGGTGATAATGTTAGAAAATATCCCCACCTCCGAGGTGTTCTGTCGAACTCCCGATTGAGCAACCGCCGTCCCGGTCGATAAACCATCAGCCCCAGCAATACTCCCGCCCATTAGAAAATCAGGGGAGACATTAACCGACGAACCAATTCCGCCAAATCCACCATTATAGGTGAAAACAATCTCTTGTCCACTACCAGTAATGATCGCGATGACCGGACTGCCAATAATATTATCCTGATCAATATTAAATGTAATATCTGATGCTCCACGAGCCTCTCTGATCTGATTGAGCTGGGTTTGCAGTGTGCTAACCATGCTGCTATTGGTTGAAGAGAGGCCGGTAAAAAAGGCATTGCTATACCACATGTTGGTAGCATCAGCAATAGCTTTTTCAATATCCCAGTCGGTAATCAACATTCCCTGATAAGGATCGGAGATGGTTAAATTAAATCCCATTTGCTCTTTGATACCATCTACCGAGCAATTAGTAGAAAATCCGGTAAAATTAGTCAGCTCGATGACACCCGTTCCTGCTCCAATTTGAGATTGGAAAAGTGCCGTATTATCAGTCACCCAGGAGGTCAAACTATTAGTGGTATTAAATCCATAAATACGACGTACCTGATCCATTACGACCGAGAGCTTAGAAGGATCGCCAGAAGAACTAAATGCTCCACCAGCTCCTCCAAATAGATTTCCAGCCCCTCCACCTGACAGACTATCAACCAATGTGCTGATAATTGGCAGTAATTGAGAGGCTACACTACCGGTTGCTGAGACCACCCGCTGAATTTTAGAGAGCTTTTCAAGAGTAGAAATAATATTACATTTATTCTGTAAGAGCACCCTCATAGCTCTAAAGTATAATTTCTCATCTTGATCCATGAAGTCAGGACGAAAGTTTCCTGAGATAGAAGAAAATTGCTTTTTCTTAACGAAAACTGTAGCATTAGGCTCTTGAAGAAGAATCTGAAACTGTTTTAAATCAAAATTATAAGGATCTTTTCGTAAATATCCCTCATCGACATATCGTCGTTGAGCGCTCTGATCAATTTGTCCAGCAAAATCGCCTAATTGGGAATATTGAGCGCTTTGTCCGTTGATGACATTGGTCATCGAAACATTGCTGGTGCTCACATACTGTGACCCTATGGCACTAGCTAAATCTCCGAGATATCCCATTATCTTTCCCTATATCCGAGGATTAGGGTGGTGAGACAATGCCAGAATAACTATGTGGCATCCCAGGAGTGCTAAATCCAGTATTAGCAGATTTTTGCCATCCCCATTGGTTCAACCGATAGCCTCGTGTCTGGGTACTAACAAAAACCATCGAATACTGTATCATAAAATTATCAGCACTCTCGGTCACGGTCATTTCATTAAAGAAACCTCGATAAACCGCTCCGCCATAATACATTTCTACCGAAAAGGCATTTTGAGCTAATGATGGGATATTTTGTGAGGTTAAATTGCTGCTTGCTCCATCCAATCCAGCTAATCCTCCTAGGACACCACCTACTGCTGCACCAACTCCTCCTCCAATAGCTCCACCAACTCCAGACAAAGAATTGCTTAAGTCATTCCCAGCATTTTGTCCCGCAAGAACTAAAGAGGTGGCATCGAAGGCGTATTGCTCAGCACGATAAATCTCATAAAGAACATTGATTCCCTCAATCCCTGAGCTTCCGGTCGTTCCAGAGATGTTTAAGACATCCAGATCTTCTCCCCAATATTGGAGTGTATAGCCACCTTTGGTTCTATCCTGCTGAATTAATTTTCGATGATGACGAACAATTTGATTAGGATTAACAAACATGGAAATTGTCCCAAAAGATGGGACAAACCAGGTAATAATATTTCTTCTTAGCTGTCCTGGACGCTGGAAAGGAACCTGCGAAGAGGGAAGACCACTACTGCTTGCTGTAAAACTGGCAGGAATAAGAAATCCATTATTCTGAAAATTGCCGGTACCAACAGCAGAATTTCCATTTATAGCACTTTGAACAGCATTAATGCCGTTGAGGATACCTGTAATTCCCATATTTATACTCTAGCTCCTGCCGCTGGATTAACCTCAACTACCCTGCTTTCACTGTCAAATGGTTGGCTACAATGAGGACACCAGCCCTTAAAATTGACATTGATTGAACCTAATATCCGATCAACATCTCCATGAGGTTTATGAGCAGGAGTAGATCCTCCAGCATCCTCAGCAGCTCTTCTTGCCCCTGTATCTGCCTGTTTTTTAGCAGCAGAATGAACCGTATCCTGAGGTTTTCCAAGAACAGTCTGACGATAGGCTGCTTCAATAGCCTGAACAATCTGTGTCTTAGCATCCCGATCCTGACCAGGAGGAGCTCTCCTAGCTATCTCTCGGGCTCGGTGTAATTCTGATTCGAATTTCTGTTTATTCTGATTTTCATCGGTTTTGACCGTTGATCCACCACGGACAATCTGTTTCATAGCGTCAAATGGAGCCTGAAGGGCAGTTGGAATATCTTTAAATGCATCAAAAGCTTTACTAACAGCCCCCAGCATCCTTTCATTTTCTCTATGCTCAGGTTTTTTGGTAGTCAAATCATTTTTATATTGCTCGGTTGCTTTTCCGCTTTCCTTTCCCGCCTTACTAGAAAAATCTCTCAAATTATGCTTATTAGCTATCTGAGCCGCCGATTGCATACCCTCTTGTCCACTTCCAGCGGTAATTCCTCGCTCTATAACATCAGTAACCGCTGTATCCCTAGCTCCAGCTTCTTGTTCTAGGATAGCTCTGATCCGGTCGACCGAGGTATAGGTCTTCATTTGGATGTCTTTACCCTGGACCATAGTATCTTTTAGAATGTTATCTTTTAGAGGCTCAGCTGTTTTTCCTTCCTGCTTGGCACGGAAAGCGTCAAGTACTCTTCCAGCAGTAGCGTCATCATTAACGATAGAGCCAAGCGGTCCATGTTGAAGCATCGTCAATTGCTTTTGACGCTGAGCCGCAGCCCCAGGAGAACTAGCCGCCTCATCTAAAGAGACAATCTTTCCCATTTGCTTGGTCATGGTCTTTCTAACATCTTCCATTACTTCATCAAGCTTACCTTCACGAAGCATCTTATCAATTTTAAATCCTCCCATCAATCCACTAGGACCACCAGATTGTGCTGATAAGAATGCTTTTTGGGCAATATTCATTTCTTTAATACTGTTTGTCATGGCTGTGGTCGCCTCAACAGCAGCATCTGCTGATAGTCCGAATTTACCCGAGGTCAGCAAGCCGACATAGTTATTGAGGATACGAGCTGATCCTTCCGCTTCATTGCCAAACATCTTAAAAGCATTAGCGGTTGTAATCATGCTAGCTCTAACTGCCCCTAAATTTCCACCAAATTTGTTGGCAATCTCGCTCATCCGCACAGTGAATTTTAACGCATCTTCACCTTTCATATTGTAATCTGTAAAAGCCACACCCATGGCTTCAGTAATATCTTTCTGGCTTCTACCCGTGCCAGAGGCAACCTGCATAGCAGCAGTTAGCATGGAAACACTATCCGTTCCAGCAGCTCCGGTACTAACCAGACTTTCCAAGGCTCCTGGGATTTTTCCCAGCTCGGCATAATATTTAGCAGCTTCCTCACGACCCAATCCGGTAGCAGCTCCGGCGGTCTCAATCATGATTTTTTGCTGTCCTACCAAAGCGTTTAGATTTTCAAGATGTGGTCCAGCAGCTGCAAAAACATTCCCCAGATTACCGGTAGCAGCAGAAAGATGAATGAAACCCTCACGAACACGTAGATTATTATCAGCCGCTGTAGCTAACCCTTCAACAAAATTTGTAACAGCTTTTTCTCCTTTTTTAAGGATAGCCTCGGGCACCATGGTATTGAAAGCGGACTTTGCCAGATCAGCCATGGCATTGATGGCAGTCCCGCTTGAACCAGACAAGGTTTTGATATAATTAAGCTGTTCTGTAAATGTATCCAAATGGCTAGTATCGATACCAGCAAATCCTTTGTATGCCTGAGCCACTCCGGTAATACCAATCTGAGCCAGGGCTAAACCCTCTGTCTGCGATTTGGTTAGAGTATTTGTTTTTTCTAGGGAAATGCCAACATTGGAAAGCTGCTGACTATAAGATTTTAGCTCGTCAATAGCAGATCTAACAAATCCACCAAATCCTTCGGTCGCCTTGGCAGCATCATGCTCGGTTTTAACTAGGTTCTCTAAGTGGGTTATCGCTCCCCGAGCTTTCTCTCCTAAATTTTCAATATTTGAAGGCGTTTCCTCGTTAACCATACTCTATCTTATCAGGATATGACCCTGCGGTTTCGTTTTCTTCCAGCTGGTCGACCTTTGTCACTATTCATTTTCTTAACCATCTCCCAGCTTTCCTCGAATTCCTCATCTGTGCTGATATGTTTATTTTCGCCATTATCTCCCAGGATAGATTTAACCTCCTCGGGATGATCAAAAGAGGCTAACAGATAAGCAGCATTTTTAACTAGCTCTGCTCGATCATCTTGATCACCCAGCCAATGCTCAAACATCCAGCGATTGACCAAAGGATCCATTTCAGTAATCCTAGGATCATTGGGAAGACATTTAAAAATTTGGGAGCACAGGAACCAGACAAATCTTTGGTCAGGTTCCAGTGTTATTTTTTTAGGTCAGCAACAATCTCCTCAACATCAGAACTGGTCTTTATAGCGTATTTCTCATCTGCCCGCTCTCGCATGGTATTATACTCAGCGAATAAACGGTTTAAAATATTCTCAGGAAGCTGATCTAGAAAATCTAGCTTAGCTTCCAAGGTCTTTGACCCAATAAAATCTTCGAAAGAAATACCACCTATCTTCTTCAGACTTCTGGCAATCAATTGTCTTCGAGCCTCGAATAGCTGCTGAATACTACCATCGTAGGGGATCAGCTCCATAGCCACTTCCCTCTGCTCCTTAGAGCAGAGCGTCTGAAAAACATATTCTGTATCTAAAATGGAAACTGTTCGTGTTTCTACCGACTGTTCCAAGAGATACATAAGTCTCTTCTTAGCACCTTCTGGCATTCTTTCCTTGCCAGCAAGCTTAGCTGCTCTTTCTTTTCGAGCTTCTTGGAACTCTCGCTCCGTTTTTTGCATCTCTTCCTCATCATCGGGAATACCAAGACGAGAATTAAGAGAATTTAGACTCTCTTGATCAATCATGGGAGCCAAATTTTGCCCATATTGCTGTCTAACTTGTTGCTCCCTTTCCACCTGGCTCATAGCAGCTTGTCTTTGAGCATGCTGCATTTGAGCAATTTGCTGAGGTGTGTATCCGGTCTCTTGCTGAGGAGCAGGAGTATAGCCAATTTGCCCTTGAGGAGAATGTCTTCGTCCAACGCCAGGAACAGATCCGCTTTCATCAGGAATAGTTAAATGCCTTCCGCCAGCTTGTCCCTTTACTGTATGCGAACCAAGCGAACTATCAAATTTAGTCATAAAATTTCCTCTTTCTATTCTATATCAAGAAAAATGCCAAACGGCAACCCCGAGAGAGATTGCCGTTTTGGAAAACTTCTAAGTAGAAGAATCAGAACACATTGGCTCCATTGCTTCCGATATCGATCAATCCAGAGGCAGTCAGCGAGCCACGATAACCAGCTCCACCTGTATCAACCAGCTGCTCCAACCCACCACCACCAGGAACTGTAATCCCAGCAGGAGCGGGGAAGTTGGCGTATTTAACCCCGATCTCTCCACCCTGAGCTGCCGAGATACCACCACCATTGTTGAGAATAGAATAAATGGTCTCTGCTTCCCAACCCATTGTATCTGTGATAATAAAGTTGTCAGCTGAATATTCTACACTTAAACTTTTAATCCAAACATTTTTGATAACTGTACTAATCTGACTGGCTACATTACGCTTCTGTTTATCCATGATAACAATATCAAATGGATAAACCTGACTCGCTACATGAAGAAATCCACGAGAAAATGCCTCGGTCACCCGTAAACGATCAAAACGAACACGTTTACAGGAGCCAGAAATATCTGTACTCTTCATAGGAGCAC